TCTTCTTGTAATAAAACAATCAGCCATGTTTACACCACCTTTATAACGAAATTCAAAGCAATAGTAGGCTTTTTCTCATAGCATTTTACTGTCAGTGTATTTTCGGCAGTTGTTGCCTTTGTGATGTACGCCCACTGCTTATTTTCGTTAATCCCCGTTGTAATATCAACTGATGTAATTAAATCCAGAATAGGATATCCGTCCTCGTCAACAGTTATTGTATTACCATCAGGCTTAACACCACCCAATACTGAATTAGTAGCAATAGGCAAAGTATAATCACTACCTACTATCACATTATCCCATGTTAATTTTCCTTCGTTATTCGTACCGAATTTGTCAAGAATTTGCATATTTGTGTGGGAGTGTACCTTGTCTAATATTTGATTAGACAGCACTTGCCAACTGATTTTTTTATCAACACGATTAGACGTATTTAAAATAAACACATCTGCCTCATTTAAACTTGTAATAGGATCTAAATCATAAATATATGCCATTACTCCACCGCCCTTTCTAACAATTCAGTCTTGTGATTCTTAACAACTTCAATATACTTACCGTTATTGGTTTTATAATACTTATCATCAACTGTTCCAACATCTACAACATATGTATTACTCAGTAAAGACATTTCGTATTGAGGATTATATAGTTGTACACTAAATAGATAAGTCTGATTATCCTCTGGGATAGTATAAGTAATTACTTTGTAAGCACTTTCATCAAGCCATTCAAGATTAGCTGTTCCATCGGTATCAACGCTTTCTCTAATAAAATTAGCTCTCATATATAACTTTACAAGAGATATCCCTATATCTTTGGATTTTACATATAACTTAATCTTATTACCGTCAATTTCATATTTGAAAATAACCGGTTTTTCAAGCATATACTTATCTCTTGTCTCAGAAGATAAATCTGTCTTTTCATCAGTATAATAAGATCTGTAAATAGATAATCCCAAAGTCCATTCGTGATTTGAATAACCTATGCTTTTAATAGTATAAACATTGGTATCACCGTTCATAGTCGTATACTCAATGCTTCTGCCAACAACAATAGAGGGATATTGAAACTGAGTAATGTAAATACCCACGAGAGTTATGTCAAAGGTCTCATGTCCGTATAGACCTTTGTAACATTCCCATCTTGCTCTGTTTCTGCATTTTTCATCAGTATCAAGCTCGGAACAATTAAACACTTTACTTCTAATAACATCGAAGTTATACATAGCCCAATCGCAATATCCATAATATTTTCCATCTTTGCCATAGACTTCTGCATAGCTTATAGTATCACTGTCAGTATAGCTTGTTCCTTCGCTAATAATCAGTCTGCTATAATCCCTATAGTGCATAAGTAAATCCCCATATAATAGGGGAGACTTCTTTTGTATTCTTAGATTATCCTTTTCGTCTATCCAGTATGTGTAATTCTGCATACTATCTTCAAGAATACTATTTAAAATATCACTGACAGAACTGCCCTCTTCAAATTCATAATACTTTACCGTATCGTAGAAATCTAAGCCATCTATGTAAATGTTTTTAACAGGAACTTCCGAATTGTTCTGTCTAAAAAACGTATTATTCTTTTCAACAAACTGACGTATAAAATCAGATGTAATAGGTGTATCATTTGCAATATGAATACCTAAAGGAAATCCTACTTCTCTTTGATTTCCCTCTTTGTCCGTTTCGAGATATCCTATCCTTGATGTAACAAGGCTACCGCCATATTCAGACTTAAAACTACCAGAACAACCAATTAAAGACATAGTAAATGTACTTGTGGTTGCATCATAGTCATATTTATCATCTGTAGGAATAAAGAAACCAAAATCTACCCTGTTCTTAGTGCCGTCAGGTAATTCAAAATCACACATCAAGCGGTACATTACAGGATTCCAACCTACGTTGATAAAATAACCTAACTCATCATCATAACCTGCATATTGTAAATGCTCTCTTCGCATGAACCACATTTTACTGTCTTTGGGAACATGAAGTGTCACATTTGCACTTTGACGTGATTCATTATCTACACTTGCAAAATAAGACCAATCCACAACGTTAGGGGAGAAGTCCTCATATTTTGCACTATTTACAATATCAGAATTATATTGATACGCTCTGAATATAACGTGAGTAATAGCATTAGGATTATATTCTTTGGGATTGAAATAGTTTTCTTTGACAGGTTGGGCAATATCATAATGTAAATTAAAATTTTCTACAACACTCATACACTATTCACCAACTTAGTACCACATTTCTGGCAATATACCGCCGTGGGTATAACAGTAGTATTGCATTTAGGACAGTGTAAAGGTTTTATATTATCCGATGTATAACGTTCTTCTGTCTGAACCCAACTACAAGACAATTTGTTATTGTATGCCACATCTACTGAAGTTTCGCAATTTAATTGTACCTCTGACTGAATCTCAACCGTCATTATCCAATCCTCGGAAAGCTTTAACTTCTTAGGCTTTCCGTTATGTAACCACTCTGCAAGAGCAACTATCCAAGCCGTAGATGTATCAAGATTGAAGTCTTCTTTGCAATCTCCCTCTGAATTATCAAGCCATAACCCGTTTATTGTGCCAGTCCAATATGAAGCTTCACCATCTCGGATAACATAAGGAAATTTGTTATTCTTTGAGACTTTAACATCAGCTGCCCTGTTATGAGTATTATCTTCACTGATTTCAACATCTGTGTAAAAGCAGAGACCAGTATCGTCCCAAATTTCAATCCCATTAAATTTCATTTTTTTATTCACCGTCCTTTTTATTTAGTAGAATTAGATACAAACCAATGGTCTGTGTAGGTTTCAGCGTTTACTGCGCTGCAAGTAATTTCACGATAGTTACGATTTGTATCACGTACAGTACCATCTTCGTTATATCGTGTCATACTATAATGAATATCACAGTTATTCGATCCGTAGGTTATTGAATCTATTCGGAATAATGGTTCCTTAGTCGTAGCCTCATTCCAACCGTAGCTAATCGAATAGTATTCGTCTGTGGCTGATTCGCCAGTATTCAGATTTGTTACGGTGTAATAATAAGTCAATCTCCAATATTTATCCTGAGTAGGGTGTGGGGTTTTCTCCACCCAGAATTTTATCTCGACAGAATTGCCAGTATTAGTCACCGTATCGAAATCGTCTGCTGATAGATATAGATTTGTGTCATCGGTGTTGCCAGTATCCAAAGAATTGTCTATAAAATGACCTTCGTTGGTGTTATGAGTATCGCCACCGTTGACCGTATAATTATATAAATCCTTGTATATACTCGAAACGTTTACAGGATCAAACCCATTACACGAATAACTGTAGGCATGATAGGTACCAGGTTCCGATACTGACAATGCTGTTATTGTCGCATCAACGGGAACGTTAATATTTCCGTAGTGCCAACCGAGATTATTGTTATCGCCTGTTTTATCGTACAAAGCCCCATCACGATAGATATCACCATTTGGAGTAATTGAGTATGTACCATTCTCAGTGAAACCGAAAGTTCGAGTCCTTCCCGGCATAACGATTACATGAAGTGGATCGTAAGCGATAATCCCTTCTGCTTTTTCATCATCAGTTGGTTCATAGTCGCCATTGTCCCAAATTTCAAGTTCTTTAGCAGTTCCAGTCGCACCCGAACCACCACTCATCATGAGAAGAGCTGCTGATCGAAAATCCATAATGTCACCTCAACTATATACCGCTTGAAGAAACACGGGATGCTCATCTGAAAAACTTCCAGCGTTTACCCAACCGCCTCGTAAATACCATGAGAAATACGCTTTGTTAGCGCTAACTTTCTCATTTCCTGAGTAAGTATTACCTTCGACTTGCAATTCGCCGAGAGTAATATGTATCTTTTCTATACGAAAATTTATCAAAGAAATGCCAGACGCTGTTGTACTTGTGTACCAATAACGAGTTGCCATGCCAGAATAAACATCACCTGTTTTAAGATTAGTCATTTCGCACTGCAAGCATTTCTCATATTCTAAAAACGCTCCAGTTTGAGTATTATAAACTTCCTCAGTTATGGCATAAAGCCGTACTTTAACGCTGGTCTTTGGGTCAACTACTATAACCTCGTTATTTATTGTGAGCCCATCCCAGCCAGTCCAAGTAGCCTCTATCGCATTATCCAAGGTTATCTCATTGCCATCTTTGTCAGTGATTCCAGTATCAATATTCTCGCCATTTCCCTTAGCCTGCTCGTACAATTTCTTATACTTGTCACTCACAATAACAGGATCAAACCCATTACACGAATAACTGTAGGCATGATAGGTACCAGGTTCCGATACTGACAATGAATTGATGATAGGATTAGTGTCAACATTGACAATTATTGGATTCCAGGCATATTTGATTGGTGAATCAATACGATACGAGCCATTTTTTGTAAAAGTAACAGACTGCTTATCGAAGTCGGTTACATCAACGTGTACTGGTGTATATCCGATGTAGCCAGCATCTTTATCGTCGTCGCTCAACTCATAGTCGCCATTTTTAGTGATTGTAATTGGCTTAATTTTGCCTAAAGTTCCGTCACCACTCATCATAATCAAAGCTGCTTCATCAAACGTCATTTTCACTCACCACTTCTATCTTTTCCACAAAATTATGACGCTCATTGCCACTGCCTTCTGCGGTAATTGTCTGCTTGTATTTTATTTTTTTATTTTCACTATCCTGATATAAGCCATAAACTTCATTATCAGATACTTTGACTATTTCAATTAAGTTCTCTTTTGAAAAAATGTCATCAATAACCTCCGCATAAACCATATCTCTCTGATTACTGGGTATAAACATTCTCACACGCTGACCTACTGCAATAACATTACAATTCTCAGCAAGTACATTAAAAGTAGAAGCATTTGCGAATATCTGCCAACGTACTACTTTTTCATTATCGTCTTTTATGGAGCCTATTACTTTACCAATGTAGGTTTTATCAAAATTAGATTTATTGATTTGTGAATTGTTTTTATGTATAAGTTCGTTGGCGCAATTTAAAATTTGTCTTTTGTAATCCATAACAATCCTTTCCTTATATTCTTAATAGTCTATATTTCAACTATATGCTTTTGTCGCTTATCGACAATATATTTTGCTAAAACTTGTTAATATTATGGAATTTGCCGTAATATGCAAAATTTCACTTGAAATTATTCTTAATATAGCATACAATATACTTATACAATACAACTCGTTACGGTGAAAAATGGAGCATAAAATGTGTAAAAAATCAAATGAAAACTACATAATAGACCTTCCGATAGATTATAGTGAATACACTGAAAAACAACAAAGATATTTAAAGAACAGATTGCTTGACCAAATACAATGGTATGATAAAAAAGCAAAACATAATCAAAAATACTACAAAGTTTTATCTGTCATATCTGTTATAATATCTTCCTCAATTCCAATATTAACACTTTTTGAAGAAAAACCATTAGTTAAAATATCGATTGCCATTGCTGGCTCAGCCGTCTCGGTAATCACCTATATAATAAATATAAACACCTTTAAAGACTTATGGGTTCAATATCGCATGAATTGCGAGATGCTGAAAAGTGAAGCTTCAAAATTTATAAATAAAATACCGCCCTACAATTCTAACAACTCAGACGTGGCATTTGATACCTTAGTTAGTAATTGTGAGCAGTATTTTACTAAAGAATTTTCAACATGGCAAAGTAAAGTAAGTCAATCTTCTACAGATTCGTAAGTCTTTTCAAAGATATCAGGTTTGCAAGGATATTGTTCTCCATTCACACCCGTGATAATATAATCCCCAACAGATGCTATCATATCTCCCTCTAATGTGTGAATAACAATTTCTTTGTCAGTTTGATATGCCTCAATTACAACAGGCTTCTTACGATATTTCTTTACATTAGTATTCAAAATAATTCCTCCTTATGGAATTGTTTAATTTTTTATTTTAGAAAGGATGTTTTTTATGCCAGAATTAAAATGTTATGACTTGTTCATTAGCCATGCTTGGAGATACGGGGAAGACTACGATAAACTTACAAGTATGTTGGACAACGCCTTATACTTTAAATATCGTAATTATTCAGCACCAAAAGATAATCCGCTAATCAATCTCGATAAAACACCCGTTACAAACAAAACACAAATAAGAGAGGCAATTAAGCGAAAAATTAATCCTGTAAATTGCGTTTTAGTTATATCAGGAATGTATTATAACAACCGTGAATGGATGCAGTTTGAATTAGATTACGCAGTAGCAATGGGAAAACCTATCATTGCAATCAAACCTCGTGGAAATGTAAATATGCCAACAGAAGTTAGCTCCGTTGCAACTACAACTGTAAATTGGTACACAGATAGTATTGTTTCTGCAATAAGAACTTATTCGCTTTAAGCATAAAAATAAACAATAGAGCGTGAAGATAAGGTTCACGCTCTATTTTACTATATTTTTATACAAAAGTCAAACATCAAAAATGTTTAAACTTTAGCATTGCGTACTGCTTTTCCAAATTCATCAAAAGCAGTGCCAATTTCTTTAGTGACCACATCCCTAAATGCTTCAACAGTCTTTTTATCAGCACTACCTTCAACATTTACAGTAAGATTTACAACAGGTTTGTTATTTACGTTATTAACATTGCTGTTAGAAACATTGTTAATGGTATCACTCACAGACTTATTCATCTTGTCAACAATAGGATTATAACCACTATTGAACGCATTAGTAATAGGACTAATATCCACTTTACCAGCCCTAACTGCTCTCATAAAGTCAATAAACGTGTCATAACCTGCAAAGCTTCCCTTGCTTGTCTTTTCACGGTTATTATGTTTCTGCCATTCTTCCTTAGAAGTAAGATAGACCTTGTGTCCCAATTCCTCAACAACTTCACCATTGACCATAACTTGTTTCTTAGTAAGTTTGCCTGTCTTAGGGTCAGCGACAAGATTAAAGCCACCTGCGACCATAGAATTATCAGTCTTATCCTTATTATCAGTATCAGCCTGAGTAACTATGTCTTTAAGAATAGAAGTTAAATCCTGTGTAGCAAGTGTATTGTCATCTACCGTACTTGAATACTTTTCAAAGGCAGAATAATCAAAAGTATAATCACCGTTAGGCTGTACCTTGACAACACCTGTATCAATAACTTTCTGACGTTCAGTATCAGACAATTCAGACATTGCTTTAGATATATCACCTGACTTAGAAAGCTTTTTAACAAGTTCAACATTAGAAGAAGTCTGTTTCTTGTCACCGCCAAGCTGCTCATAAATCTTTTCAACAGCTTCATAGGTCTTTTCACCCTGTGTTTTCTGTTTTTCAAGATTATCCTTTACGTTATCGTAATAAGTTGTAGCAGCTTCTTTCTGTTCTTTGAGAACATTGATTTCTTCTTCACGATAAGCTTCTTCAAGGTCTTTTCTGCTCTCTTCAAGTTCTTGTTGAGCTTTCTGCTGATTTTCAGTCGATGTCTGTACAGACATTCCAGTTCCGTCAAAGTAAACGTAATTATTCTTAGCATCTTCACGTTTAGCATCATCAAGAGCCTTTTCTTTTTCTTTGACTTCAAGTTGAGCATCTTTGATTTTCTTGATTCTGTCTTCTGTATCTTTGATTTTTTCAAGAGCATCTATTTGTTTGTCATAACTGTCTTCGATTTTATCAGAAAGTTCATTGACCTTATCAATACGCTCATCCATCATATCAGAATAATCGTCTTTGAGTTCACTGATATAATCCTTTTCTGATTCGATTTCCTTCTTATTGATATCAACAAGCTTATCATTAAGACTGTCAAGGTCATCTATAAGAGCCTCTATATCGTCAGTGTCACCGCTTATAGTTCCGTTTCTGATACCGTCAATTCTTGCCTGAGTTTCGGTAATAGCCTTGTTTATCTGGTCACGGGCATAATCAAAACTTGCTGTAACTGTAAGCTCGTTACCGTCTCCGTCCTTGTAATTATCAAGTGCCTTGTCAGCCAGCTTTTCAAGGTTGTCAATTTTCTTGTCAAAAAGCTTTTGTTCACGGTCGGTACGATACTTGTAAACCTCTTCTTCGTATTTGTTGTATTCGTCCTGATACTTGGTAAGGTCAGAGAAATACTGCTTATATGCACCGTCAAGCCAGTTTATGTACTGCTCTTCAGAGATTTGATTCATAGTAAGAAGATGTTGCTTCTCACTATACTCTTTTTCAAATTGCTCTTTCCAAGGGTCAGACGATGACGAACTACTGCTTTGGCTTGGAGCATAATTGCCAATACTATTTATTAAGCCCTCGTATTGAGACATCATCTCATAATACTCAGCCATATTTTTAGACTTTTCAGCAATTTCAAGACGAATTGCTTCACGCCTTGTTTCATTAGCGGTAGCCATTTCACGTTGTAATTCAGCAACGGCAGTAGCTTCATCTTTATACTTTTGTTCAATTTCAGACTTTTCTTTAGCCAAATTGAATTTAAGTTCTAATTGTTTCTGAGCATTAAGATTTTCTACAGCTTGCTTATTAAGAGTAATCGCACCGGTTTCTTTGTCATAAACTAATGCACTTGCATAACCAGCATCGGTAAGTTCAATAACTGTGTTACTTGCAAGCTTTCCATATTTAGATTGTTCTTCTAAGGCATCTGTTACAGTTTTCTGATTTTTAACATATGTATTTGCTGATTTGGAATAATCCTCTACAGCCTGTAACATATCATCAATAGACTTAGTATCCGTTTCGACAGCTATCTTATTATTAGGGTCAGCCTTGAAATCCGCTATTGCTTTCTCCGCACCCTCGATACCATTTTTAAATGGGTCTTCGATTTTATTAACAAGAATATCAAGGTCTGTATCATCAAGAGAGTTTACGAAAACAGCCTTCATTCTCGCACTTTCTGAATTAAGCAAATCACTTATGCCGAATTTTGATTTAGCAAGTTCAAGATTATTTCTTCGAGTTTCAAGAGTTTTATAAGCAGTTTCTAAGTCAGGAACATTCTCAGCAAGAATTTTTTTCATTTCTCGCTGTTCGGCAGGGGATTCAGCTTGCTTTAAAAAAGCATTCCTCCAACTTGAATAGCCATCCTTTCCTGCGGCTTCTAAGGCTTTTTGATTGGCATCGGTATTAAATTTTACCCAAGCACCAGCTTCAGCGGATGATTGATAGGTAGATAAATATTTATCATTTAATTTTTCAATTCTACTTATTTCACTCTCAACATATTGACGAATTAACTTTTCATCTTCTGTTAAACCCTTGCCAATTACTTTTCTTTCCGATTCAATATTATTTATTTCATCTTGAATTTTGGTTAATTGATCAAGTTCATCAACCGCATCGTCAAAACTGATACTTAATTTATAATTTAACTCACCGAGATAATCTCCTGATTTTACATCAAAATACTTTTGAAGATTTTTTGCAACGCCAAAATCGGCATTTTCATCAACATCAATCTGTGAGCCTGTAAAGATATTAAACTCGCCAAGTTGTCCTAATTTTTTCTGGGCTTTTTCTATTTCATTTTTATTTTCAACAAGATAATTTTGATAAGTTGATTTTATACCAGCTTTAGACTCTTGTTCAAGCAATTCAATACCTTTTTCACGTTCAGTATTAAGACTTTCAAGAGCTTTCTTTTCAAAACCATATGTTTCAATAAGTGTATTTTTCCACTCATTTAATTTTTCTGTTTTTGTAGCTTCATCATCGGTACTATCAATAATTGCCAGATATTGAGTTTTTAAATTTCTAAACGCATTCGCCTGTTCCTGTGTCTTTTCAGCTGATTCTTTGGCTTGTTCAGTAAGTTCTTTTTGCTTGTTGACAAGTTTGGTAATAAGTGCTATAATACCAGTAACGGCAAATGTTACCGCTACCATTTTAAACATATTGAACGCCGTAACTACTGTTTTAGTAACTCCTGCTAAAAGATGCTGCTTAAGAGTAAGAGTTTCTGTTTGTGCCGTAAGAGTAGCTAATCTCGTTTGTGTCGCCTGAACTTTAGCGCTATATTGTTCCTCCGTCAAAATACCTTTATCTTTGTGTCTTTGATAGCTTTTTAACCGATTACTTAAAGTATCATATTCGTGTGCTTGACGTTGCGCCGTTTCTGATGCGGAAAGCATAGTTTTATTATATGCAACTTGATATTCTGTTCCAGCTTTTAATTCTCTATGGAAACCTTGTAAAGCTATTGTGTCAGACGAATTAACTACAGAACCTAATATGCTTGATGCTTTGCCATTTCCAAATGACCGTAAAGTATCAAAATCTTTGAGTATGTCCTTAAATGATTTACCAAATAATGTTAACTGTGATGTAAGAGATGTTACTGTGGAAGTATCCCCCGTAAAATTCTTAAATACCTAAATAATACAACTATCGTTTTGAAAATAATTATATTTTTTATTAGGGAGGACTTTATATGATTGTTTATATTTGTACAAATTGCGAAGAACCACTCGTATCTAGCGAATTTAAAGATGGGAAATGTCCTGTTTGTGGTTGTAATAAAATAATTCCAGAAGATGAATATTTTGCTGTTGACTCCCAATCTGCCCCTATACCTCAAAACATACCCAAATGTCCTACCTGTGGATCAACAAATGTAGAAAAAATATCTACAGCTCAAAAAGCTTTTGGCTTTGCTTTGGTTGGATTGTTTAGTAGTAATCTTGGTAAAACTATGCACTGTAAGAACTGTGGATATAAGTGGTAAAATATACAAAACTGACAACAATATGTTTTGAAGTTTGTGTATTTTACCATTGACAATAATACTAAGATATGTTATCATAATAACAAGATAGATCACGAAGCTGAAATATCTTGGTGCTTCACTACCATAATGTGACCTTTATATGGAGTGCTTCGCTACTCATTAATGCGACCTTTATTAAAAAAGAGAGTAGAACAATCTACTCTCTTTTTTATTTTATATTAAAAGAGGGATTTTAATGGACTTTTATTTTATTTCATCTAAACTTATTAACTCTTTAAAAGAATATGAAACAAAAGAACGTGGATTCACAAAAGTTCCTAATATAGAATATGACGAAAATCATAATCCTAAATTTTTTATTGGTACAGTTTTACAAATACGTAATTATAAATATTTCGCACCTATGTCACATTATAAATTTCAGAAACCTAATAATGTGTTAATCAATATTCAGTCAGATAAAAAGAATCCAATCAAAGGTTCCATTCGTTTAAATTATATGTTCCCGGTGAAAGATGAATATTTAACAAAATTAAAAATAAATAATATAACTGATTATAAATACAAAAGATTACTTATGAAAGAATTGAATTTTTGTAATAATAATGAAGAACTCATTAAATATACGGCATTAAATACATATATAAATGTTATTTTAAAAACAGATTCTGATTTAATAAATAATTCTTGTAGCTTTTCTATATTGGAACAAGCAATAGATAATCTTCCACCCCATAACACTAATGAGGCGGAAGATTCAGATAAAGGTCTCACTTTAGTTTAATTACAACAGGGTGGAGAAGCACCCATTAATACTTGTGATAAAATATTGGAAATTATATCATTAAAAATCAAAATAACTAATATGAATAAAACCTCTATCTTCTATGGATAGAGGTTTTTTGTTTTACAATTAAATTTCCATAAGTCTACCTTTTTCGTCAAATTCGTAAACTTGTCCATCAATTTTAAGTTTTCCTATAGTCATAGAGCCATCTTGATTTCGGAAATAGTACATATTATCGGCAATCTGCACCCAGCCCTTTTTCATTGTTCCATCTGAATCAAAGTAATATGTCTTAGAATTTATTTTAACCTTGCCAGTTTTCATTATGCCAGCATTATCAAAATAATACGTTTTACCCTCGATTTTTCGCCAACCAGTCCCATAAATCCTTCTGTGCTAAAGAAATATGTATTACCACCAATTTTCTTCCAACCTGTCGCTAAAACTCCATTTGTATCAAAGTAGTACGTATTACCTTCTCCATCGTTTGCCCAACCAACAGTTTTATCACCATAGGTATCGAAATAATAAGTTTTACCATTAATTTTCATCCACCCTTTTGCAAAACTTTCGCCTGTCCAATACTTATTGCCAATCCATTCAGCTTTAGGTTCAGTAGCCTTATATGATACATCTGACTTATTTGAGCTGGAATTAGAACTTGTGTTACTTTTATAAGGACAAACACCATTTTCGTGTAGATGAGCAGGATGTCCTTCACAATGATAATGATAATATCCAAGCCCGCTCTTGTTCTTATTATCTCTGTGCCCACCATTGCTATCGGTTCTACCACTGTGAGCCATAACAGGAGATGTTGATGTCACAATTAAAGAAATTGCCATCATAAACGAAATAATCTGTCTTTTCATATAGTCCACCTCAAAATGTAGTTATTTGAGATAATATTAACATATTCAGAGCAAAATGTCAAGAGTATAGGAAAAATACAAACTTTACGGTGGCATATAATGTCTCTTTGTGTTAATATATACAATAATACAATATAAAATTTAGAAATTAAGCGTATAGATTTTGTTAGAGACTGATTGTATAATTATAGTATAACAATACACTATGACTGAATAAGGAGGATTATTATGAAAACAGAAAATAACAAACGAGAATTTAATTGGAATACCGCCATAGCAGTAACATTGGGTATTCTTACTGTTGCAGTTATTGTTGTATGTGTGTTATTGTGTATTAAAATACCAGAAACCTATATGAGAGATTATGAGATAATCTCTTTAATGATTTCTGCTTACGGTTCTCTGTCATTAGTTTTACTGGTAATACAACTTGTAGTTGCTAAAAACGACTCAAGAGCAAGACACGATGAAAAGCGTAGAGAAAAGACAGTTGATTACATGATTAAATGGTCTGAATCTTTACGATGGGAGACTACATATGCGGTTCGTATAGTTGAAGGTTTTAATCACGAACAGTGTGCAAACCTATATAATAAACAGCCATTTGAAGTTAATTTTGAAACTAAAAAAGAATTATGCCCCATTTGTTCAAGCTATAAAAAATCTTCGTGTAAAAAATGTTTTGAAACCACTATTAAACCTGAAAATATGGCACATGACTGCCATGTTTATGATAAAAATTTTAATGATAGCAGTTCACGTATGTATACTATTGATGTTGTACAATGCAACGAAATAAGATGGTATATAATACAATATTTAAATTTCTTAGAAGCTCTTTTAATTTCGTGGAAGCAGGGAATAGTAGATAGAGATATTATTGAAGAGCAATTTTATTTCCTTTACGATCCTGACTCTGGGAAAGACGCTCTACAGTCCTTTAGAAATGCAGCAGGAAAAGGCAAGTCATATCCTACCATTGAAGAATTTTGTTTGGAATTAAGAAATAATAAGCAACAAACAAACATCAAAATGAAAGAAATTTTATAATATAATGATTAAACCACTTATTTGCATAACATAAGTGGTTTATTTTATAAAAATTGCCACATTCTAAAATAGAAAGTGGCAATAAGAATCAATATTCGCTTATCTATCTATTTCTTTTATTCTATCAATCCTCATAATTAATATTTCTCCTTTCTAAATGAAATTGAGACGAGAGCTAAATTGTTATACTCTCTATATATATTATAATTAAATTTAAAATATGTGTCAAATACAAAACATCTAAAGGTAAACGTTTAATATTTTAACATTTTGACGAACTTTTGTATTTGTCAATAAGATAATTCAACAATCTTTCAACGTTGAAAGTCTGTTGAATTGTTGAAAATGACATAGCAAAAGCGTAAAGTTATAAGTTATGTGTAAATTTGCACAAATTGTAAATAAAAAGTAAACTTTAACAAATCTTTTGATATATTTACAAATATGTAATTTTTTGATAGATTTATCCCTACACTATCTATCATAGTGTCAAAACTAAGCAGGGGATAATCTGCTTTGGAACTACTATGGGAGTTATCCATAGGTTAGAGTACACCTTTACCTTACCGCAAGGCAGTTGCCATCTACTCGTTGAGCCTTCCGTGTCTCACGACAGGGCTTGGTTGCTGATTATACATTGTTGTACTATTACTAAATAGTATGCAGACCGTAGCACTTAATTTCATTATAAAATCAAGCTTTTGTTTCAGCATAGTCCATCTGTGTTATTGTTTCTGAGTTTCCTCACTCTCATAATGCCTTGTTATGAGTAGTCACACAGCTTTAGCATTTTCCAGCAATTTGACAACCTTATTTTAAAACGTGTTACATTCCCTATGCTTTATGTCTGTGGTAGCATAAGAACGGGCGTATTTAAGACTTAGTTCACCTACGTTTTTAAGAGTTAATCCACCAAGTATAGTGGGGAGTAACCCAATTTTGTCTGTTAACTTCGTTATGAGTTCAAGTAAATTTGCAAATTGTGTAAGAATAAACTTAATGGGTGATGCGACATCTGATATTGTATCAATAAATATAGTTGCACTTTCAATTAAAGACTTAAACAAATCGGAATTAGCAAATTCATTTACAAATTCCGTCCATTTGTTCTCCATCTTGTTCCATATACCTTCCCAAGATTCAGCAGTCTTTTGTGCTTCCTCTGTAGCCGACCCTTGACCCTTAGAATAGTAATCAAGCATTTTGTAATAACTATCTAAGTCAGAAAGTATCGCTGCTAATGTGTTAGCGTGATATTTCAATTATGTTAAATTAGATTCACAAAATCTAATCATGTTCCTTATCTTTCGATAAGAGTTCAGACCATTTCTTAACCACGTTGCTTATGCAACAGCAGTCAAACCTTTTCCGTTTAAGAGTTTTTCACTCACTTCATTTGCAATTAAGCCGTACTTCTAATGTTATGACTATTCGGGATTTCCACCTTTATTTTATTGTCATAACCCCTCATCGGGGAATGGTCGTTGAGCGTCTACCCTCGGCTTAACTAACTCTTGGTCAGAGTATAACGTTAGGGTATTTCGTTGCAAGAACAGAGATTGTTACTGTACTTAGGCTTTTGACCATATACAATCCTTACGTTTTTTCTACTTTCGTACCGTCATAGCGTGATTTCTCCACTATTGTGGTGTAAGGCTCTTACTCATTACCTGCATTTAAATTTGTTCTTTATGCACATTTCTGTACATTGTGGTAAAATCTACCACCAATATCACTTAAAATATTAGCTCTTCGAGTATCACCCTCATCAAGACTTGTAAATGCAGCCGATAATTCTTTAATTAACTCAATAGGTGTTTTGAGTTTTTCAGAACCATTTACCATTTCAGTCATTGAAATATTTACAGAATCAAATGCCTCTTGAATAGGCTTAGACGTAGTATCCTGTAAGTTGATGAGGAGGGCTTTCAACGCATTGCCAACTTCAGAACCAGACTCTCTTGTTTTAGAAACAACTACTGCTATAAGAGATGACAGTTCATCAATATTAACTCCATACTGAGCAGCAACAGAAGCAGCTTCAGATGTAGCATCAGCCATATCCTGCATACTTACAGCCGCATTATTTGTAATGTAGTTTTGACTCCTGCTGTTACTTTCATTTATAATAATTATAAATTACTAACCATATTATCTATATGGCGATTAAGAATTTCTTCTTAATTCTCACGTTTCATTGTTAGATTATTGCGTGAGAGCAGAGTATATCATCACCCTCGTTTTAACGTTAGGCTACAATTAATGTAGAAATATGCTATACATATTTGTGGTCTGCGTGTGCTATACGTCACCGTATAACAACTTACTCGTTACGGATTCTATATAAAATAAGGATTTATATTTTTATTTTTTACTAATTTATTTGTCAATGTGTCTAATTGATAATTGAAGGAATTATAATCCTTTAAAACCCCATTATTAGAAATATATTCAGCGATCAGTGCTTTACATAAACTTAAATTATTCAATATATCGGATTCCCACAAATATAAAATTTCTATATTATAATATTTTTTATATATGTGTGTTTTCTCTTATCTCGAATAACATCTTTTTGTTGCATTTTATTCAACTGGTTATAATTATTATATTTTGAAGGATTGGCATGAAAATAATCTCCCATTACTTCTATAATTAAATTAGAATCAATTAAATAATTATCTACCGAATAGTATTTGTATATTTTTTCATTTTGATATTTAATATCCATATCATTTAACAATGAGTTAATAATAATTTGAGGTTTAGTATTACGTTTGATTTTTCCATCGGCATAACATTTGGCAGTATTAATTCTGCATTGCTCACGTTGTTCATCTGAAAAATGTATTCCTGTATTATATAATTTATTCCCAACGTAATATTTACTTCTAAATTCACTATAACATTTATGATTACAAAAATTATGACTGATTCCTTCAGCATTAACAGCTTTTAATTTGTTTTTAGGAATTAAAATTTCCTTGTGACAATTATCACATTCACATTTTGTTTTAGTATAGACAGATGCCTTTTCTCCAACATAATATTTACTTCTATATTTACTATAACATTCGTGTGTGCAAAAGTTAAAATTGTTTATTTTTAATTTATATGGACTAATTTCAAACTCTTTACCACAATTATCACATATAACTTTTATTCTAACTTTTTGATTTCTTATGTTATGTAATTCTAATTTATCTTTTAATAAAATTATTATGTCATTTAAAGGTCTATCTAAATCTTTGGCTATATCATTTAAGTAACTTGTATGAGAATCGTGTATTTGTTCAATTACATACTTTACATCGTCTTCATTCCAGTCATCAGGAATATTTAATTGATGCTTTTTAAACCATTTACATAATTTACAAGTTTTGCATTTTTCTTTAAATAATTTAATATCCTTTTCTTTGTGGCAACAAATACATTTTTGAGTCACTGTATTCCTTTCCACCTTATTTTATATAGTCTTATCCTCGGAATTATGTATCTCTACGTTTTTTCCGATAAAAGCAGACTTCAACCATATATATTTCTATATATGAGGACTTTTATGTTAATCCAAAACTGCATTTAATTTCTCAATACTACCACCCAGATCATAGGCGGCATCGGTCGCTATAAGATAGTCATTAGCAGCATCAGAAGTTAAATCACCAGCTGCTTGTGCAAGTATAGAAAGTTCAGACATTTCAGGAGCATTTTGGAAACCAGCTCTATACATTTCCTGCACACCAGTTAAATAGTCACTTGCTTTTTTGCCATACTTGCTTGCTGATTCAAATGATGTTTTGCCAAGTTTAGCGAGAGCCTCAGTTGTTAAATCAGAAGTCTTAGAAATCTCAGTTAAAATAGTATCTATTTCTTTTAGTTCTGTAATGGCATTTCTTATATCCATTACGAAAGTAGATACTAAGGAAGTTAAACTCATCCAAGATGAAAACTTCTTTAAGTTAGCCCAAGGCTTATCAAAAATAGTTCCACCTTCAAGACCTAAAGATTTAGCTTCTGCTTTAATGTTTCTAAAATTTGCGGCAATTTTTTGGAAATCATCATTATTAGCACAACGTGAAAGCTGTAAAAGCATATTCTCAATCTCTTGAGAAAAAGTTTTTCCATTTGATGTAAGCTGATTGCTTTGCATTGCTTTTGAATTGGAGTCTTTATATGTATTGATTTCAGCAGTAAGTTTCTTTATACGTTGCGTAAGAAGTTCTGCTTGTTGTACTTGTCTCTGCATTGAATTATCAGTTATCATTTGTTGATTTAATGCAGAAAATTTAGCTCTTGCAATGTCAAATTGATTAAGAAATTTGGTGAGACCTTCGGTATCATTAGTTCCAATATTTTGAATTGCTGCATTTAACTCATCAAGATCAGCTTTCATTTCTGATATAGGAACTTTACTGCCTTGAATTTTAGCTCCAAATTGAGCAAGTTTTTGAATATTTTCAGTTTTAATAGTCGAGACATCACGAGTTCTCAATTCTTCTGCTGCATTTTCAGCATTTCTGAAAGCACGCTCCAAATCCTGCAAAGTAGAGATTTCCTTTTCAGCATTTGCTTTCATTACGGCAAAAGTGGTACTATCGGCATTTTTAACTGTATCAATAGCTTGTTCTACTTTAATATATTGCTCTGCTAATCTTTCTTTATTGCTTTCATCTTTTATAGGTTTCGAAGCATTTAAATCCTCTATACGGCTTTTTATTTTAGCATAAGTAGATTCAAGCTTAATTGCAGAAGCATTGGCTCTTTCTTGTGCTATAACCACTTTATTGATATTTTCAGAATAACGAATAACCTGTTCATTATCTTCTGAATCATAAACTATAGTTTTGCTTCTTCCAGTTGCTCTATCAGAATAAGTTTCAGTCTTTGCAAGTTGATTGTCAGAAGCATCAGTTATAACTGACTTTTTTGCTAATGCAAGGTCTTCATAGGCATCCGTTTGGATTTTTATAGCCTGCGTTTCCTTATCAATTATTTCTGTGGTAGCTTTAGTAACAGTTTGTGTTTCTTTAACTGACCGTGTAGCAGTCTGCTCAAGATTTTTATATTCAGTTGCAGCCTTATAAATTGAAGTGACAACATTATTTTCAAAATTCATTCCATCAGTAATGTTTCCCATTCCCTTTGAAATAAATGTACTTCTAATAGATTCTATAAGATTGTTGTAACTTTGAATAATAGCTGTCGTATCTTCTGGTTTTAGCCTTAAATTATTTATTAAACTTGTAGCATCATCTGAAATTTCCTTACTTGATACTCCAAAAATATTTTTTAAATTGTCTTTGAACGTTTTTAAATCAACATTATTTAACTGCTGTAATTTTCCAACAACAGCCTTAATAAGAGTATCTGTATCTTCAATAATCTTTCCGTCAATAACAGGCTTAATAGTTAATCCATTATTCGTACCAATAACTTTATTCTGAACGTTGGAAAGTGCAGTATTCAAACTGCTCGTATCAATCTGACCAATATTCAGTTTTAAATTCTTGCCTATAGTTGTTATCTGAGACTGTATAAGGGACTGTGTTTTATTTAAGTCAAGCCCACCGACAATCTTCACTCTTGCAGAATTATCATTGGCTAATTTAGCATTAAGCTTTGCAATGTCTTCCTCTTTTATTTTTTTATAAGTCCCGTCAATATCCAAACTTGCCGTTAAAAGCAGACCGTCAGTATCTTTAGCCATTAAATCACATCCTTTATACTATTTTTTATACTTTATATCCATTAGGTTTATGCACCTTTATCTTTATTCCATAAGGATTACTCATTTCAAAATCTGCTATACCGTCTTCTATGAAATGACCGGCAGGACGATAACCAAAGTAGGGGATATCCTTAAACCACACATCCTCTTTTACATCATAACCATAATTAAGCAAGTAAGCCGTATTTACAGTTTCACCATTACCGTCCCAACCTTGAATGCCATCACCAGACTGATTATATCCACTGTCATCAAAATAAATGTCAAGGCTCATAGTTTTTCCAGTTACTTTAAGATTTAAAATATCATCGACTTTTAATGAGTTCTGCAAAGCTTTTGTACGTTTATATATCTTAGGCTGATAGCTATTCATATACTCGTCAAGTCTTGCCTGAATACAGTTTTTCAACCGATTAGTTTCTTCAATCATAACCTGACTATAAGTCTTACCATTTTTAAATTTAAGCTTAGTTACATCAATACTTTTTAACTGTGATTTCAAATTCACATCAATCACCCATCAGCAGTTCAATTACCTTGTCCATATCATTCTCAGCACACTCCTGAGAAATAGAGCTATCAATACAAATATCAAATTTATCACCATTCATAATGTTAATACTGATAAATGCCAAGGATTGACTTGGCATTTATCTCACGATTTCCCATTATAAAATATACATTTGATTTGATATGTGTAACCTTTGCAACAAAATTCTTAGCAAAACGTGGAGTAATATCCTTATTTGCTGTAATAGTTTTCTTTACTGTAAACATATTACTTACCACCCTTACTTACAGAAATATTCCTTACAATTTCCTCATTCTCAGCTACTTCGGTAACAGTCTTGGGCTTTTTTGTAGCCTTCTTCTTGCCTTTAATAACACCATTATCCACCATAGCCTTAATAAGACTGTCCGCTGTCACATCATTCTTAAGTTTGCTCATAGCCTGTGCGATCGTCTTAACATCTTCTGAATTTGTTTCACTATAAGCATTACCGAAAGCATTTACAAAATTAGAAAGCTTAGTAGCAAGATTTGCAATAGCATCATTAGCATCTGCCATAACCATACTTGCTGAGAGAAACTTAATTCTGCGGTCAAGTTCCTCATTGATTGCATTTTCAATCATTTTAAGCTGACCTTTATTTATAGCATAATCACTATAAAGTTTTTCGTATTCATTATCATAAATCTCTGCAATGTCATCAGACTCAAATTCTATCTTACCATAGAACTTTGCTGTACAATACTGAATGAGAACTTCCTTATATCCCATACCATAAATAAGAGTATTATCTATTACATAATTAATAAACGCCTGCATCTCTGCAAATGTAAGTGTAATCATATCTGTTGTCATAATATTTTTTCTCCTTTTAGTTGTTTGAATTTTCTTTAATAAAAGCTTCACCAATACAAATGGCATCGCAAATATCTTCTTTGAGTTTAAGATTGTACTTGTTTAAAACATAATCTTTTGCCTGCTGTTTCAATTCAGCACGTTTCACATTTCGGGATTGCTTAAAAGAAAGCTTGCTCCTCCAAAATGTAGGCTTGTACACGATATAACAAATATTATTCATTACGCAAGTGTTTATAATAGCACCCTGTATCTGAGCCAATAGTATTAAAGTCGATACATTTGTTTGGAGACTTACATCTTCAAAAACAACATAATCTACATCATTTTCAACTATCTGATTATGTAACTGTTTTATCATTTCGTGTATTCTTTCATTTGTATCTTTAATTTTCTTTAATTCTATAATGTTATATTGTACAAGCTCATTATCCTCAAAAATAGCAAGTCCACTAACGGCACTTGCTTGGTCTATTGCTATAAACTTAATTATTGCTCACTTCCCATATAACGTAAAAAATAGGGAGACAACCACATTTGGCGGTTGCCATATTTATGGTCATCTCCCTATAGTCACTTTAATATCAATTTTACTTAGCGTTTTTATCTTTGGACTTGACTAATGATGCAGTCACTGTTCCTTCTGAAATGATTTTCTTAATAAGTTCTGCCACTTCAGGAAGATATTCTGAAAAATCACTGTCAAGTGTAATCCCAACATTCTTGAACTTTTCGGTAGCTTCTTTCGCAGAAATTACTCTGTTTCTCCATTCATCAAGTATCATCACAATTTGGTAATGAAGCCTTGAACAAGCCATGGTTTTCCAAGAATGTAATGGGTCACACTTTTCACAGTATTTATATTCTGCACCACAAATCCAACAATGTCTCTGATTAGGTACGTACATTTCAATACCTCTTACTTCTAACTTATGAAATTACTCTTCTGCTGTAGGGGTAGCAGAAGGCACAACAATATCATAGAACTTCTTGTCTGTACCACAATAATCAACAGCACAGTTAAATTCCATAGGAATTGTTGTCTCAAGGTCGATATCAGTTTCGTAAGAAGATGTAAGCTTTGCTGTAGGGAATCTATAATAAGCGTAAACTCTTGTGTTCTGGTCACAAATATCAAAACCTGCCACCTGTACATAAAGCTTACCAGCAGTAGGGAATTTATCACCAGAAGCAACAACTCTTACTGCCTGAGTAGCATCATACTCATAAACGATAAGAACCTGATCTCCCTCGGAAAGATCACCAGATTCAAAAGCAACAGTTTTACTTGCGGAAGTATATGTAAATACACCAGCAGAAGTTGCAGAACCCTGCTTGAAAATTCTCTTAGGAGAACCATCCTTGGTGAGAATTGTTACGCTTACACTATACTTAGTTCCAACTGCTTTAACAGGATACTTGAGGACAATAGATTCCTTATTTGAAGTTGTAATTGTAACCTCTTCAAAAGCAGGAGTTGTAATCTTTGAAGTTGTTGTTGCAATTTCCTTTTCTGTTCCGTTAAGAGCTGCAAGAATATTAAGGTCATAAACAGCAACATTAAAAGAAGCTGTGCAAGTCTTACCCTTTGTAACGGTTGCGATCGTGTTACCAGCTGCATCCTGCTTTGTCTGTTCCTCACCATCTACCTTAACCTTAAAATCCTGAACCTGATTTGTATACCAAGCTGTAGTATCGTCAGAGTTCATAAAGATAGCCTTGGTAGGTCTTTCAATGACAAAAGCATTAATATCAAAATTAGTAGCCATATCTTTTTTCTTCCTTTCATTTATTTAAATAATTTTATAAAAAAGAAAAGGACGAGAATTAAAGCTTTCTCATCCAATCCATTTCCTTTTTTAATGAGGGATTACTCTTTAAATCCAAACAACCACTATATAAACCTCGATACAAATGGTCAGCATTTTTTATAGCTGAAATCCTATTTACGGAATCCCAAAAAGCATAAATATTCATATCGAAAACAGTCTTTTCATTATGTTTAAAGCCTGCACTATTTACCATAGAAGACACAATGGGCATTAAAGCAGACCCAGAGGGTTTAAACATTGCTTTTCTTTTCCTTGATTCTAATTGATTTCTTGCATCTTCTATCGCCATTTGTTTCTGTATCGGGTCGTCTTTTACCTTTGTGATTTTAGGTATCGGAACATTATTAATTGCTCTCATATTCGCAAGCATTAAATTATAAATACCCTCATTTATAATCACTCCATCTGAATTTTCCAAATATGAAATATCATCATCTGTTGTTTTAAGTTCAAATTTAGAAAAATCTATATTATTTTCAAACAACAGTTCCGAGCCTTTAGGCATAATTCGTATTAATAACATAAACAATTCAAAATTTGATATATTGTTAAAGTCAATCCCAATATCAGTGAGAAATACTATCATATTTTCGTCCATAGGAGTAGCTGTAAATGTTTGTACAAAACTAAAATAATTATTATCTCCAAATTCACAAATTTGACCGAGAGTCGGCACTTTCATAATGATTTTATCTGTAATTTGGATAGGCAATCCATTATATAGTTTAAGTTCATCAACTGTATAAATCATATTCAATTATTCCTATCACACAAATTATCATTAATATCTACGCCCTTAAATACTAACTGACGGTATCTGTATTTAGTATTCAGATTGCCTGCTATATTAGTTTCGAGTTCAAGCTTACCGACACCAAAATTTAATGCACCGTTATACTTAGTATCAATTAACTCAGAGAGATAATCAATTCGAGTAGCTGATATACCAGCCATATTCAATTTCATATCATCTTGATGTGCAAGAATTGTAAAGGTTATAGTAGGGTAGGCATATAATTTACTCCAAGTGTGAGTACGAATGTCTATTTCAACACAAACATATGTAGTAACCTTGTTAATAGTATCAGGTATGTAATAATGAGGAAATAATCTATGGTAGACTAAATCTTCTCGTTCTTCCTCGGTAGTTCCAAGAACTTCAAGAAAAGTTTCATCATTCTGCAATTCCGAAAGAATACGATTCTTCCATTGACGCAAACAAGAACTATTCAATTTTACACACCTCCTACTATATTAATAAGCAATTCGCCGATATTACCATTTACATCAGTACACTTCAATTTAATACTTGAACCTATAAGCAACTCATTATTAAAACACTTAATTTTGCACTTGTTATCAGTTGTAGTCATTGTGATATATTTATTCTGTATATCTGTTGTTATAAGTTCCCAAGTAACATTTTCAGCAGTATTAGCGGTAAATGTTTTAGCAGACCCACCTACACGAATTATAGGATTACCTGTATATGTAATTTCAATGGGCTGACTTGCTTTAGGTTTAAAATAATCACAAAGCCAATTTTCGATTGAATCTGTATCAGGATTATATTCGTCTTCCGTTATAGTAAGATGTAATAAACCTTTGTCATAATTCAAAGCGGTAGTATCATTCTGTGTAAGCTTAAATACCGTAGGGTGCTTAGTGTTCCTGTCATTAAAGAAACGTTTATCGTGTTCTAAAGCAATCGTGTTTTCATCAGCAGTGATAGTAAGCATATGTTGTGTACTGCCTAAAGTCATAACCTTATCACCCTGTACACCAGAATTATATTGTATACTGTTGATGTCAAATACAGGATATTCAAATACTTTTCCACTATCATCTTGCCACTTTAAGAAATTATTACAACGAGTAAGTTTACCGTTATTTAAAATTTTATCTTTATTAAAAGATTCAGTACAAAGATAATAGATTTGTTCATCAGTATCATATAAGACTGTCCCAATAGGTATGGTTCTATCAATAAGCGTTTCAAACTGAACGGTATATCCATTCGCAGATGAATACTTTCGATTATAAAGTTTTATCGGTTGCTCGACAAAATTATCAGTATCAACGCCATATTCCCAAACAACAAAATATTCGTTATAAGACGGGTCAGTTTCAAGTTGGTTTTCCGTTAACCTTTTAGCATCGTTTATTTTTGACTGACGTATTGAACTACCATCAAGTTTCATTCTTGATTGCATATGTACATAACTCAACCTCGACGCACCCCACAATCAGCACAATGATAATCACAATGAGACGGTATAAACGTAGTGCAAACACAGTCAGAGTTATTCTTTTGTTTCTTATTTACATTATAAGAACCTTTTTCTTTGTAAAGTTTTGAAAATTCGGACTCGCCACGCAGAGAATAATTTATCATTAACTGCTTGTTATCATCATAATATTTATCCCTAACTTCAACTACCTTGCCAAGAACGTCTTTGTTGTCATACTTATGAAAATCACTTGTACTCAGATATGCCTTGAGTGCCATAGGTGTGTTTATGTACGTTGCTTCAAGATATTTTATAACCATAAAATTTGACAGAATTTCAAAATTCACATCAGTTAAATCTATATTAAATTCAGAATTTTCTTCATTTCTATCAGATAAATCTTGCTTACAACATTCAAATAAAACTATGGCAGGACGAATATAATCGTGTAAAATATCGTCAGCATCTTCCTCAGTCATATTGATAAAATCATAATCTTTTATTTTGGAATAGACAGAATTATATAACTCTTTATATCGTGTAGCCATAGTATCTCACCTCATTAATTCTTGTCTATCGTAAGAATATCGTACTGGAGTTTCTGTTCAAGAAGCCTGATAATATTTATGTCTTTAAGAGAACCATTCTTATACATAGTGGTTATCTTAGAAATAAGCATATCACGCATATTAACCATAAGTGCTTCATCTATGGTCTTTTCAATGGTGTAAATATCAGAGTTAAAGAGTGTTTTAAGATTACTAATCTTAGCCACATTCTCATATACAGATGAAAGTCTAAACTGTCTGATAGCTCTTTCATCAAGAAGAATTACATAGGGCTTGTGGAGAAAATCAGGGTGGGAATTATTCATAGCCGTAATCTCGCCGATAGTCATATCGTTTACCGCACCAATCTCATTCCAGATAAACGAAGCGTTGTTAATAGAAGAATTGTAAATAAGTGTACCGTATGTAATTGAACGTACACGAATTACTGTATCAGAGGGGAGTTCCTCTGCTGTTCTCTCATAAGTACCTTCGTCTGTTTCCTCATCAATAGCATCAATGATAGAAGAAAGAGTGTCCTGTGACTTTACTTTTACAGGTTCATTTGTTTCAACTTCTACATCTGCTACTAAATCGTCATCTTCTGCAAGCACACTTGTTGTTGCTTCAGCAGATTTAAGTTTCGAGATAAGTTTATCCTTACCTATGTTTCCAACAACAATGCCCTTTTCCTTTGCAATATTTTTAAGCTCATCAAAAGACATCTTTTCAAAATTCATATTAGCTATTTATCACCTTTCAAAATAAATTAGCAAGGCAGACAGGATAAACCCATCTGCCTCACTTATATTTATCCTAAATCAATTAGGAAATTGTGTATGTACCAAATACATTAGAGAATACACAACCTACACCAAGTTTGGTCTGTACCTGTGTATCAATAGTCTGATCGTGAGTATCCTGCTCATTAAGCTCTCTTGCACGAGTATCGCCCTCATAGAATACCTTAATAAACTTCTCATTATCAGGAAGAACAAAAATCTTGTTGTTTTCAACCTTGAAATCATATGTACCTCTTACAAAAGTCTGAGGAATCTCAACAGCCATGACACCAAGACCTGTAAGCTGAACAAGTGAACCTGTTGTAGCAAGTTCCTCCTTCTGTCTTTCAGATACCCAGTTAGCATCAACACCTGAAACAATGTTTGCAAGAGCTGTCTTTGTACCAGCAAGAACTACGTTCTTCTGAGTAGCAATCTGTACTCTCTGAATAAGGTCAGACATCTGAGCCTTTGTATAAGAACCTGTCTTCTGGAAAGAAGCAGGAAGATATGTGCCAGCACCATTGAAAGCAGAGTAAATTCTACTATCAATCTCATTCTGCATAGCCTTCTGCATTTTAGCTACGAGTTCAGGAAGTGTAATGATGCCCTTAAGGAATCTCTCAAAATCATCATATACACGAATGAAAATCCATTCAGTAGCAAGAGAGAAAGCCTTTCTTCCCATAAGCTTCTGACGGTCAGTGTCCCAGTGATTACCTGCAAAAGAAGCAGCTACAAGAACAGAGTTGTCCTCTACAATAAAAGAGTTCTTATCGCCGAGAGCAGCATTCTTAGTTTCTACAAACTGAGTGTAGAATGTAGAATTTTCCCAAGCGAGAGGGAGATTTGTGTTAAGAACATCTTCAATAATTGTGAAAATCTCATTCTTGTGGTTTCTCCAACCTCTCCAAGTGAGTTTATCCTCACCGAGAATTTCAAAGAAAGCGTTTCTTACTGCTTCATCAGCATACTTAGCAGCATCAGCATTAGAAAATACAGCAACTCTATTAGAACAAGCATCGTTCATAAGGTTGCAAATTGTCTGAAGTTTGTTATCCATAATTATTATCTCCTTTCTGATTATGCTTCAACGGTTGCGTTCTTGAGAACTTCAATTACAATCTTCTTGCCAGTAGCACCAACATTACCTGCTGTGCCTGTGCAATAAGCAAAACCATATTCCTTAATTTCTCTTACAATACCAACAAAGCCAAAAGACTTCATTGTAGATTCAGACGTACCAAGGTCTTTAAGCTTATTAGTTGTACCATCAGCACCGATATAATCGCCAACAGCCAGTGTAGAACCTGCATCAACAGAAATAGAATAATCAAGAACAGCAAACTTGTTGTCCTTCTTCATAGCGTAACCTCTAAAAGGAACGCCCTTTGTATTGATGTATTCATCTTCGTTCTGATTGATAACAGAGCAATCATCATAACTCCAAGCAGGGTTAGCTACAAGATAAACCTCATCTGTTACAGCAGGAACACCAGCTGTATAAATATGTGTTTCGCCTGTTACAAGGTCGCCCTTCTTTACAATAGAGCCATTTTCAATATCAGCAGTTGCCTTGAAATCAAAACAAGGCTCAGTGATCTTAGTTGTTTCAACCACGCCATATTTAGCCATAATTAATCATTTCCTTTCTAATTAGTCGTTCATATACTTATCGAGAAGATTTCCGTATCTGTCAGAACCAGCATACTTTTCAGTAGATACCTTTCCAACAGGAGTAACAACAGGGGAGTAGCTGAAGTTTGCTGTACCCTTGTCCATCATAGCTTCCCCAGCCATTACAGTAAGTTCTCTCTCAACATCGGCAGTTTCCTTTGAATAATCAAGTTTTGCTCGATAGCAAAGGAATTTAGGAAGTCTACCAATCTTCTTAGCATACGTTTCAATAAGAGAATCAATCTCTGCCTTGTGTTCCGCTGTCTTTCGATCTGTATCAGCCTTCTTATACTTTTCAAGTTCAGCAGACATAGTATCAAAATTAGCCTTGAGGTCAGCATAAGCCTGTGTAATTTCATCAATCTTTGCATTATATTCTGTTGCATAAGACTTAGAAAGTTCAGCCTCATAAGTTGTCTTTGTTACTTCCTTTACAGATTTAATTTCACCTGCAAGGTCAAAAGACTCACCCTCAACATAATCCTTAACACTCATGGCACACTTTGTCTTGCTATCCATATCAAACACAATAGCACCATCTGCCTCTGTGCAATCAATAGAATATGTACAATAATCTTCTCTGTCAAGAACACCAACAGATGTTTCACCAACAGTCAGAAGTGCGTACTTAGCAATATCTGTATCATCAGTATTTTTGAAAGTGTACTGTGCAAGTGCTTCAGCAACCTTAGAAAAATCCATTGAATTTTCCTCCTTCTTTTTAATTTGAAATTTATTTTTATCATCAGAAATCTTTTTAAGATTATCCAATAACAATTCGTAATTCTTTTTAAATTCAGATTCATTAAGTGAAAATTTCTTTACTCTCGATGATTCAAAACAAGGTTCAACATTTTCGTTTGAATTAAGACTTCTATTAAGTAAACAGAGAGCAGACATAGAAAAATCATTTACTACTATGTAATCACCGTCATAAGAAATATCTTCATAAGTCAGCTCCATCGACTGATTAAAATAAATCTCATCACTAAAAGCAGCTTCCATAATCGGATAACGATGTGTCCAAAGAATAATATCAACAGAAAAATAGTTTCTTTTTTCACCAGAACGTTCTGTAACAATATCCATAGATGGATTACAGTCTTCTGGGATTACACCAAAAGGAACACATTCATTAATTATTTCAAATCCCTCATCAGATATAACAAGTTTTGAGTCGTGACCGCCAACGTGATAATGACCATCGCTGTCTTTCATCAAATGTGCCACAACGGGAACATTGGCATATCCTTTTCTCGCTATGAATTTATTAAGTGCTTCTTCTGTAATATCACTATAATTTCTGTTTTTGCCTGTATAAAAAACATTACATCTACATCTTGTAAACTCTGAATTTATAACTTCAAATTTGGAGAATTTTGCTGTCATATCAACAGTTTTAAATTCATTATTCTTCAAAATTATCTTCCTCCTTTCTTTGAAATCTTATATAACAAAAGAGAGCATCAAACTGATGCCCTCTTTTATCACTTTATAAATTGACTGTGTTTGTAGTCACAAAATCATTTGCTGAAAACTGTGTTCCTAAAACTTTTCGTAATTCAACATTATCTACAAATGAATACATATCTTGTCCGTTTGTACTTTTATTTATAGTGTAATTAAATCCAAGTGCTTTCAGCTTATCAGCCTTATCTTTGTCAATAAAAACTATGCTACCCATATCGTCACCACCTCAAAAGTCTCTATTCGCCTTATCGTTGGTATCATTATTTGCCGTAACCTCACCGCTTTTACTTAGATCAGCTTCGTCCATCTTAGGTCTCCCACCTTCATCAGAAGAACCACTGCTTTGTGTATAGCTTGTCTGAAGTACAGACCAGTTACTGAATGTATCAGCAAACAACTCATTTTCAATAAGACTATTACCAAGCATTTCAACAGGGGAGATATTATTTACAGCACAAAGTCTTGTTTTGTTAGGGATACCATTCTGTGCAAGTGACAATTCCTTATCAGCTATATCTTGTTGATTGAAAATTGTCATATCAATTATCTTGTAAATAAATCTATAATCGTTATATACGAATTTATGTAGGTTAGCTTGTAACATTACCCAGTTTTCAATCATACGATAAATTCTGAATATATCACCACTGTCATTAATAATAGAGTATTTTAATTCTGACCCAGACGAAGCTCCACTCATCAACGCTTCCGATACACCAACATTTTTGAATGCCCAAGAAATAGCATCAGATACGGTATCTCTGTCATCTGCATTGCTCGATGAAAATTCCTCGGTCGCCGTGTCAAAAGGAGTTGTGATAACACCGATACTATTTTGAACAGTATCTAATACAACAGATGTAAAAGCCGTAATAAGTCCGTCATCTAATGTAATTTCTCCGTCCTTTGTAGGTATCTTCATCGTAAGAAGTTTATAAGCATCATTTATACTCTGTGCTTTTGTTAAATCCTTATATTCATCTATAAGCATAATATCAGTTATCATCATAAGAAATGGAGGATAAGGAGTTACAAAATCATTATTATATTTCAGGCATAATGAATTTTCATAAGGTACAATAACTTTACCGTCAGGAGGATTGCTTCTGTCAAGCAATTCCTGTAAAGCAGGAGGAAGTGTGATAAATTTAGATTTGCTTATCTTATTTTTCTGAATATAAAAACCATATACATTACCGTCAATAAGTGAAGATATTCCACATATCATAGGGTCAAGATAGTAGTATGTATTATTCATACCATTTGTATCTACATAAGCATAGACCACATCGTTTTTAAACATTGCTTTTGTGATATTATGTATCTCGTTTAAGAGATTAAGTTTATCTGCAAAAGCAAGGAATTTAATGTAATTATTTTTTAGAGTAGTTTTATTCTTGGCAGAAAGCTTGTCCGTGTAAAGCTTTGTATCAATCGTATATCTTAGAACTGCCTGATTAGCAAAATAGTCAATAAGACGTTTGTAATATCCCGACTTGCGATACATATAATCACTGAGTTTAAGAATACGCCGTCCGTATCTCTCAGGATTTTGAACTGTATCAAGTATGTCTTTTTTAGAAAATCCCATGCAAGTATGTTCTGTGAAAGCATTATTGAATTTAAGTTCACTCTTTACAACCCTTGCAAATTCAGCATAATCAAAAGTCTTGGTTTTACCTGTGAGAAAATTCTCTATATTTTCTTTCGCTGTTGTAAGAGATGTGGTGTCGGAGAGGGGAGTGGGGGCTAAATTTGTGTTTTCTGTTTGTTTTGCTATTGTTATCACCTCCTGTCAGTGGGTTATGGTTGGTCGGCGTGAGAGGGAAGATATGTTGAGCGCAAGATTACTTTTTTCTTTTGGTTTATTATAAAACTCCATAATAAACCATAATAGATAGACAAGTGCCGAATATCGGTCTTTGTTTAATTTATTTACAACTTTTTCAACCGTTAATGCTCCGCTTGGTAAATATTTAATTTTTAGATTATTGACTTCTTCAAAAAGTAAGTCCGTTTGAACAAACGGAAATACATCACTTTCAAGGTTATCATAGTTAGAAGTAATATTTCTCTTTTCAAGTAATCGTATCTTACCTGCATCAATCATATCTATAAAATTTGTTATAATACGAGTCTGCGCTGATTGTGCTTTTAAATCATAAACGCATTTTTCAGCATTATTAGTTTCAGGTTTATTATCAGTATTTATAGTGTCCCAACAAGGGTATTTTTTCTGTGTGTTTGGGTCTATATTTGTTTTTAACATTTCATCAACTAAACCTGCACCAAGTCCATTACCATCGACAACAACAGCTCTTGCATTATAAGCCTCTTTCAGTTTTTTTATGATAATTGCCTGTCCTGTAAAATTAATAGTGTTAGATACATTCATAACATTAACTATATCAACCGATAATATTTTGTTTGTATCAGCATCTCGAATAACTTTTCCTACACAAACAGACGATTGATTGTTATTTGAATTTTGAGAACGGGCAACATCGACACCTATGTAATATTCATCAGAAAAATTAGATGTTTTCAATTCGGCTTTCGTAAGAACTCTGGAGTTTAAAAATCTATTTACGTTAATTAAAGCACTATCACTACTACCAGTCCATTTTCCACCATAGTTCTGAGCAAACGCAGTAGGCGACATAGTTTTCTTCTTTTCAAGTATTTGACTTTTTGAAGAACCTCTTCCATACCAACTACCTAAACGCCAATCAGCACCTAAAACCATTTCTCCATTAAGATTTATCATGTTTCTTATCATCTGAATATTTCTATTATATTCATCAGAACCTCTCCATCCAGGGGTAGTAAAATAATGAATTTGCTGATTAAGTTCTTCTGGGTTTATTAATGCTAATTTGCCACAAGTATATCGTGATACCTCAACAATAGGTTTTAAAGCATCGTCAAACAATTCTGCATTTAATAATGCCGATTCTTCTATATTAATACGTTTTCTTCTTTGACCTTTGCTATTTTGTGAATTTGCAAGAACATCAATTTTAGCACCATTTTTAAAATTTATTTCTGCATCTCCCTTTTGAAATTTTACTTTTCCTGAAATTTCATTATTAAGCAAGGGGTATTGTCGGAGCAGTTCTTGAGATTTGTCTTTTAACAATTCAGCAGCGTTATCTTTTGTCTGTGCCGTTAATGACAATTCAATATTGGGGTATCTAATTGCAATTATAAATAAAGAAGCCACCTCGTCCCATGTCTTGCCCCAGCCACGAGGAAAACAACCGTAAATAGAAAAAAATCTTGTAGCACATCTTAGAAATATTCTTTGATCTGGGTGCAATGTAATACCGCCCTCTTTAGGGCGTAACAAATCTAAAAATAAATCTGGATACCAAATCATCCAACTTGAAAACTCTATCCATTTATCAAGATTTTTCTCAATAGGTGAAACATTGAGTTTAGGAACATTATCAATATCATTTTTACACTTACTCATCATCGTCATCACCATAATCCTTTGGCAATTTTATAAATCTCTTAATTGCTTCACGATTATCCTCAGTAGTATCATTTGTAAATATTCCATAAGGATCGCCATACTGTTCAACATATGCTTTTTTACGTTCATCATAAAATTTATAAACATCTTCGTATTCGCATAATGGTTTGCCCTCAAGGTCACGAAGATAATTTATCATACACCAGATATTAAAGTCTATTGCATCGTTTGGTCTGAATTTAAAAGATGGCAGAATAGGAATGACATCAACAGCTTGTTCAACAGCCATAAGCAATTCAGAAAAGCTATTTAAACCACCTTGTAAATCACTTTTTGTTAATTGTTTAGGAGATAACTTTGCTTTATCTGCTGCTTCCTGTGCAGCTCTGTTCCACTTCTCTGCGCCTCCTACATCTCCTTGTGCAGTAGCTTGTTCTTCTTTAACTTTGAATCTTACATAAGTAGCCAGTGCTTCTTCATGAAGATTTGTCTGAATAACATACGTCTGCTTCAACTTCTCAAATTTTTTAGTCATTAACCTATATTCAGCTTTTGTATAACCCTCTCCAAAAAGGTCAAGCATTTCGTCAGTAACAACAAAATCGTCAATTTGTCTTATATATACTTCATTGCTTGTTCTACCTTTTTTTTCTGTTGTTGTAACAGCGTCTTTAATATCTTTCCCTTGTTTTTCAAGATTTAACGATTCTAAAAAAGAAAGTTTAGAATACTGAGGTAAAGTTGATACATTCTTAAAGTAACAGCCTATTACGTCTGTTCTTCCCTTACCCAATTCAATAGAATGATTAACTTCTTTTATTGCAGACTCTAATGCTATGGGAACATAAGGTTTATCCATTAACATTAACTTTTGCTTAAATAATTCAATATTTAATGACCCATCAGGATTATATGAACCATTCTTTACGCAAGTTTTACAAATGTTTACAGTACGTCCATCATTGGACACCATTGGATTTGTAGTAGTGTAAAAGCAAGATAATGATTTTTCTTTTCCACATTCTACACAAATCTTTTTTCCAACAGGTGGTTTCGCCCGTTTCTTTTGTGGCATTAAACCACCTCCTTAATTTTCAATATATTCCCAATTCATATTAGCTACTGGCAAAGTTGTTCTACCCTTTAAATAAGCAGACAAATAACCACGTTTAATATTATATTTATTTTCTGCATCAAGAATATTTTCTATAAAATTACTCATTGAACTCAAAGCAGACTTTACACGGCGAACTCTTTTAGGACTCCAATGCCATTCATTTATAGCATAATTCTGAAATTTTGCTATTTCACGCTTAGTTAATTTTATAAAATTTTTATTATTGTTAAAATCAATATTCCACACAAAGAATATATGTAAATCATTCCTATAGGCATTAAGCGTTTTAGGAGAACGGTCAACAGAGGCAAGATACTCCAGAAATTCATTCATAAGCCAAGTATTATTTTCATTGATTTCTGCTATCTTTTCCTCAGTTGTTATGTGGTTATATACTGTTGTTCTTGCCACTCTGTCACTTCCTTTCGTTTATATTCATTTAATCAATTTACATTTGTAATACAAGATTATGGCATCCACATTAAGTTGGAAAACCAATATGGAAATATCTATTATTTTGTAATATTTTAACAAATTATCTGCAGTTTTTTCTATAGCCTTTAATTGCAAAAAACTATTGTAAATATTATGCAAAAGTGATATGCTATAGATATCTTAAGATATTACATACAAACCAAGCATAGTATTTGAATTATTCTAAAGATGGATAAAATACAATTTTACAATAACAGAAAGGATGAATAATATATGGAAACAAATAATTTAATTAATGCAGGAAAAAATCTTTTAAACAACGTGACTAATAATGACGGAATAGTCAAAGACGTTTATAGCGATGCGGTTAAACCAGCCGCTCAAGAAATGGGTAAAGCACTTGCCGAACCTGTCAAGGGAATATCAAGAATTGGCAGATTAATTAATGCGATATGTTCACCGATTGATATTTGGATATTAAACAAAGAGCATTCTGTAAAAGAAACAGCCAAATTATTAGAAAAAAAATTAGAGAAAATACCTGATGAAGAAATAGTAACACCGCCGAATTATGTATTTGTCCCTGCACTTCAGGCTATATCAGTATCAATAGACAATGAAGTATTAAGAGATATGTATGCTAATCTTTTAGCAAAATCTGTTTATGCTAAGACTTCAGCACAGGCACATCCAGCACATGTCGATATAATTCGACAAATGGATCCAATTGATGCAATTATTTTTAAAAGTTTTAGCGAACACCAATTTTCCCTGCCTATAAAAGAGTTTAGTATAGTTAATAAATCCAATGACTTAGTTCTCCATAGCAATGTTTATCTTACAGATTATGATTTGTATGATGTTCATACTATTTCAGTATCATTAGACAATTTAATTAGATTAGGATTGCTTTTTAAAATGGATAATCAACTATTTGACGAATCTCTTTATGATAATATTGATAAAAATCCTAAAGTCGTTGAATTCTGTAATAAGGAAATAGCAAAGCTGATTACAGATACAGTAAATCAATCAGCAATTTACGAAAATAAAGTGTTAGGATTAACCACATTTGGTATTTCTTTTTATAACACTTGTTGCAAGGATATAAATATGGACCATTAATTTGCTCTATTTTTCCGTATTCCACAAATAATAGTTAAAGCTGCAAGAACAAGGTTTTTTAATGCATACATAATTACAGATATAATTATCGTAAAACCCAACCATATCCAAAAACTACTAAAAATATATTGTAAAACTTCAAGCATTATAACTATCCTTTCAGTATTGTTTATTCGTGATTATCTCAAGCATTTATCATATATCTCGTTTTGTACACCAACACAGAACGGGATATTTTTATTTGTTTTCAGTAAGAAAAACAATTCCCACAATTATGCCTGCAATACGACCTTCGCCGTACCTCCATTATCTTCTTCAATATTCAGCCACCAAGACGATAAGGCTGAACTATAGGTAGCGACCCTATAGCTTCTTACCGTAGATTACTCTCAAAGCTTGCGTGTAATTGGTTATACACAAATTTCACCAGTCATTCAGCATTTGAAATTTTCTTTAAAATCATTACAAAGAAAAGATTTGTTCCCAATACTGTCATATGGCTACTTTTACCAGCGACTTACCTTATAGCTTGATTTCTCAAGCATCAAAACAGACTGTGTTCTTTTGGATTACCTTAGTGACTTTGCGATTCCACTCGTTAGTATAAGGCTTATTCTTCACAGAAGCGTCTATTACCACAGCGATAAGTTCTGTGCTTTTTGAAGCGATAACTCTTAGCACCACAACTAAATTTGAGGATTTTCCTCTCATCTTGCATACTTTCATAATACAAAGTTGACTTGCTTATAAAACTATCATTCCATAAACATTCATTATAATCGTGTCCCGAAAGGTTGACAACCGTTTTCATCGGGGTTATTGTAAACATAATTCTGATAATTATTTTCTCAGAACCATTATGGTAGGGTAGAGTTTAACGTCATTCCACCCTCGACTGGACGAATAAACTTCACAAACGGTAGTGAAAATGGGAAAATGCAAGCATCTTTCTTACAAACAAGTTTATTATTGTTTTATATTTTCCGTTTTTACCATTTATTTAAAGAGTGTTGGTTTCACTTCATATTTGATTTAGTCATTTTGATACGCATATCTACTTTGACCTCAGTTGTCCGCAGACAGAGCTACTAACAGCAGATTATCGAGAACTGCCTACTTAGTGTAAACACAAACGTATTAAATCTGTGTTTACATATAACATACTTATAAACGCCCATTCTGATAAATCAGAATCCAATTACTTCAGTATGTCTATTCTATTCGTACTATCTCGAATGGATAATCTTAATAGGTTTATTGCACACGTTAGAATAAAGTTTTTACAAGGCATCATATCCATTTACTCTTATCCTTGTCATCAGACGAATAGTGTTGGTCAAACACTTTGTCAACTATTGTTAATACAAATGCTCATAGCTATGTATAACGCCAAAAACTATAATCATCATAATTTGAGGCATCTGATTAAATTTGACCATAATATAATCGTACACTCACGATGGTTATTACAAAAACCTTCATTGACAGTGATTTTTACTATTGGGTGCGAGCTTACGACTTGAACGTAAATCTAAGGTTTATGAGACCCTAATCCTACCATTAGACCAACTCGCCATAAAAGAGTTTTGTCATATCACTTGGATAACTCTAAACCAAGCCCACCAATCACACATTATAAAATGTGACCGCTTCGCTGATATGCCTACTAAGCGATATAAAAACCTGACATATTATTTATAGACGTAATTATAAACGTCTGCCCCAGACGTCCAATAAGGTTGGTTGACTTCTTGTAAGGCATAAATAAAAAAGACAGTGAGTTACTATTGCAACCCACCGTCTTAACATTTAATTATTCTTCGATAGAGAAAACAGTTCCAAGACCATCAAGATAATTATACATATTCGTGCTAATATCAGAAGCTACATAATAAAAATCGGCTTCACCGCCAAGATATCTCTTTGTTTCATCATTCCAAGCCTTCTCGACCCAAAGTTCAGGAATATTATCGTGCCAAATGATATCAATATAATATTCACCGCCATAATCGTAAAAATCATAGTCAAGAAGCTGAATATCAATGTCGTCAATATTCATCATTGCCTTTATAATCGGCTTCACAATATCTCCCTGTACTACTACAGACACGTTTAGCTTGCGTTTGACATCATTAATAATATCACCAATCAGCATTTCCGTTGTAAGATATGTATTATGAGACTTTACCTTTAACATAAAATCACCTCAAATATTACTTACTTTCAGCAACTGTATCCTTGAACATCTTACCTGCCTTAAAAGCAGGTACATTCTTCTCTGCTATCTCAATAGGCTTTCCTGTAGAGGGATTTACGCCTGTTCTTGCGGCTCTCTTATGCTTTTCAAAAGAACCAAAACCAACAAAATTAACCTTTTCACCAGCTGCAACACTATCAATAATAGTATCAAGAATTACTGCAAGTACGTCATCAATCTGTGTCTTGGAAAGCTCCGAGTGTTCTCTAACCTTTGTAATAAATTCAGCCTTTGTCATATATTTTATATTCCTTTCAATATCAATAAATTTTAATCTGCCATCAGACTATAAATACACCTGTCAGAACCATCATAAACAATAAAGTTCTGACTTGGCTTTGTTATCTTGCGTAATGAAACGGCGTAATCATCACTTCCACACAAATTACCATTAACAGTAACAAACACATCACAGTCGTTTATATCCTTATAAGAATGTGTATGTCCAAGGTGAATTTCCTTTGGAAGTTTCTTATATACATTTGTAAAATCAGAAATTACAGTAGCAAGTTTATCATTCTGACCGTGTACAACACAAATCAGATCACCATTAATTTCATACGATGCAAAATCAAGACCGTGAGATGTAATGAGAGTTACACGCTTATCAAGTCTAAGCCTGAGAAATTCAGGAATAAGCATCTCGAAATTTTCAGCCGTTGCACAAGCCCGTTTATCAGCGAAGCAGCGTCCGTGGTTTCCCAATGTAGTGATAACCTTAACATTCTCATAATATGGGATAAGCTTATTTATAACCTGTGCAAGAAGTTCTGAAACTCCCACTATCTGAGTGATAATATCAGCTTCTTCAACATTTCTTGACGACATATTTATAATACCGTCCAACATATCACCATTTATTTCAACAATAAGGTCTGTTACACCGTGTTTCTTGCTCTTAACAATAATCTTATCTGCAATGATGTTTGCACGTTCAACAGCAACATCTAAATCATAATAATTCCACTGATTATCTATTAGCTTGCCATAGTGCCAATCTGAAAACTGTGCAATACCATAAACTCTTTCTGATTTTGTACTTGACTTAAAATCATTCAACTTAATAGGTTTTAAATTCTTGATTTCTTCTTTGAGAACGTCTGTGAGTGTTTCAAATCTTGCTTCATCACGCAGAATTTTTCTCTTTTCTCTGAGAATGTCTGCATTTTTGCAACGTTCTTTATATACTTCATTTCTTAAAATTTCAAGACGTTCCTGTTCTTCAGTAGAACAACCCTCGGCAATCTTATTGATGAAATACTTATATACAGCATACCCACCATAGCGACCACCAGTAAATGATTTTCTAAGTACATCTGGGTGAGTATTAGTATTTAACTCATCAACCATATCCACCCAAGTTTTATTATTCAGAGGATTATCTACCTTGTCTACAAGATATTCAAGTTCCTCTTCGTATGTAGAAAAATTTATATTAAGTCCTCCCTTTACAGTTCCTCACCATAAGAAACTGAAATCTTAACATCGGGCTTGTCTACAAAATCCTTAATAAAGTCAGCAAGCACAACAGGCTCTTCCATATCTTCTACCTCGATAGTAATTATACCGTCATCAGTAGAAATAAGACCCTTTACGTCGCAACTATATTTTCTGTTAATTTTTGAAGCCATTATAAATATCTCCTTGCATTATTCTAATTCATCTGCATATATTGTTTTTTATTTATCATCTTCCCTTGTATTTTTCACAAGTTTATATAATTCTTTTTAAACTCGTTATATTGTTCAATGGTATTATTTTTTACACCATATATTTTATGAAATAGTTCATGAACATCATTAGACAAACATACCCCATAACCATATTTATAATGTAAATCAAGACACACTTGAGATAATTTATCTAATTCTTCATTAGAATATTCTTGAACTGTTGGTTTAATATCAATATTGCATATATTAAAAGTCTCTTTAACAATATCAGAAAAATTATGTAAATGATGAATAACAATATTATTACTCTGATGAGTAATATCACAACGATAATTATAAAATTTAAAACTATCAATTTTCCATTGATTTATGGAGTTTCTCAAATAATCACTAATGATAGATATTCCACCTTGCCAGTGCCAGTGTTTATCTTTATTGGGTATTTTACAAAATCTGCAATTCTTATCATAATGTATCAAGCCATATAGAGAAGTCGTTTGAATCCCATACGACTTATGCTTATTGCATATGTATTCAATTTTGTCATCGCAATTCTGAATCTTATCTGTTAAAATCAAATAATCTTTTTGATTACCGATTTCTATTGCTTGTTCTATATTACTTTTACTAAATAGATTAGATTGTGATTCACTAAAGCATACAGGGCAACTTTCTTTATGATTTAATATAGATTCAAATGGTGTTTCAAAAATAATGTTATGAATTTTACATTCGAAAGTATATCTGTTTTTTACAAGTATTTCTGATACATTACATAAATCATCTCTTAAAAAATATCCATTATCTTCTGCAAGACTTTTTAGTTGTTCTAATGAATATTTACGCTTTCTTCCTGATTTCGTTCCGTTTTGCATAGAAATTTCATTAGGATTAAGTGATCCATATTTTTGTAGTTTTGTGTTAATAGTTTTTTGAATTGCACATTTGGGACAATAATCAAACGGACTATTTTTTCTGCAATTAGTCATTTCTTCAATATTTCTTTGGAAAGCTATACCACAACAGTCGCATTTTAATTCTATTTTACCTTTTGCATATGGTGGTAAATCTTCCACTTTTATCTCTATTGTTTGAGGTAAATCAGCAACAGGTTTATTATTATATCCATTCTTCTTTTTAATAGAATATCCTAATTTCTCATAATATTTATAATTGCGATTTCCTAAATTAACACTTATTGTTGGATTAATAAACATAGTAATTTACCTATTTTACATTAAATCAGCAAGTTCACTGATTTCACTTCTATAATTATTTTTTAACTTAACGCAACCAAAACAAGAATGGTCAGCAAACACATCAATCATTCTAAAAAGTCCAATACCTCTTGTAGTATCACACTGTTCTAAAATATCGCCTTCAAGAATAAGCTTTGAACCCGTTTTACAACGTTGGATAAGTGTCTTAAGAGCATAATTATCAAGATTCTGTGCTTCTGTTGAAAAAACGATTGAATCAGAAGAAAACTCAACCCCACGCAATTCAGCGGTAGGAATAATTTCAATTTGATTACTCATAATCAAACGTTCTACTTCTGTCATATCACCAAGTTTTGTACTTAGGATATTACCTATTGAGCTTGTGTGAAGTTTCTTCGTTAAATCGTCACCCTTGACAAATCCAAGTGTTTTCTGATTTTTAAGTGTTTCATAAGAATATACAATGTAGCATTTCTTATATTTGCCACTTTCTAAACCTTGCATTATAAATGATAGAGGAATAGTAGTTTTACCACTTCCCGAACGACCATATAATACAGTAACGTCATTGTTTATAATGCTATCAAAAGCCATTCTTTGAATTACGTCCAACGGCTTACAAGTTCCAAGTTGCCTTGACTTAAAACTCTTGTTGAACACGTTAGCATACTTTGCTCCAGTCCATCTGAGAACATCACAGAAATTACCCTCAGAATCATTGATAACAGTGTATTCATTTATATTACAACCAAAAAGATTATCACAATTATCTTTATCGTAAACCTGTGCCAACTCTTCATCTGTAGGAACAATTACCTTATATCCCTTATACATATCAGATTTATCATCAGTCTTAACACTCTGAACTTCAAGCCCAAAGTAATTCTTGGCAATAAATCCACAAAGCAAATCTTCTGTATAAAATGTAATATTATGTTCCTGTGAATATCTATAAGCAGAAGCAATAATCAGATTATCATTTGTAATTTCAAGTTCTTTATCTTCAAGGCATTGATAATCATCTCTATTGACCACTATTATCTCAACATTGGGATTGTCCTTTAACGCTCGGACAGCAACTCTCGCCCGATATTTTGTTTCACTATCCTTGTTTGCGGAAGTTTTAATATTTTCAAGCTCCTGTAATGTAACACTCGATAGGCAAATATCAGCTGCATTTATATCAGATAAATTAGCTAATTCCAGTAGGGAACAAGTATCAAGAAATCTTCTTCCCATATCAAAGCACCTCGTCCAAGGAACAATCTACACCAATAATATAGTCAGTAAAACCATATTTCTTGGCTTCATCTGCATAAGTGTAAAACTCTACACGATAATTTTCGTCATATTCCTTTTCAGTAAGGTTGCTGTGTTCAATAACATATTCCTTAATTCTCTGCTCACGCTTTTCTTGGAATTTAAGCTGGTCTTTGCACTTTGCAGAACTATCCCACATAAAATTCTGTCCATCGTGAAGAAGAAAAGTTGCATTTGGCATAGCATAACGCTTATGTCCTGCAAGACCAATAAGAAATCCCATACTATACTGATATGCAAGGTTTATCGTATATACTGGAGTTTTACTGTGTGTAATCACATCTACAACTCCAAACCCGTCTATGACAGAGCCTCCGACAGATGTACAATACAGGAGAATTGGCTTTCTTTCAGATACAGCAATATCCTTGTCTTCAACATTGAATCTCAAAATTTCATAAATTACATCGTGAGCTGAAATAGCTTCAATTTCATCATTAAGATAAATTTTTCTCTCTGAATGTGAACTTATATCAAACAAGTCCATATATTCACAATTTACAGTGAGATTTGCATTTTCCAGAGGTTTCTTAACGTCAACCATATTAAATTTTTCCTTAAAATAAGTTACTGTCATCCGACAGCCCTATGTTTTCACATAGGATATTTGAATTTTGTTACTGTCCCACAACCCTACCTACCATAGAAAAGGAAATAGAAATATATTTTAGGAGGTATATATTTATGAAGAAAGAGTTTGTAAAAGGAGATAAACCACAGTGGCGTGTGGATATGGTAGGTAGGGTTCTGGGACAGTAGGGGATAGTTAGTTACTCAGTAATTGACCTTACATCAGTATTTCTAAGCTTTGCCAAAGCAATAAGATTTTTCTTTTCTTCAACGAGATAATACTTTCCACGACCTGATTTAGTTCTAAGGGTCTTGTGGATTTCTACATTAGGAAGTATTTTTCTGAGTTCCTGTGCTTCAGCTTTTGAAATTGCGATCAAATTTTTAACCACCATTCATAATAAATTTTTGTTTAATATGTCAATTTACATTTGACTTATTATGTGATATGGTATAAAATAGAGTATTATTGCTATTTTACCTTATCATATAGTAATAAAAATCAAAAATACCCACAAACCGCATAGATACGGCTTTTGTGGGTATTTTCTGAATTAAATTGCATTGATTACATTTTATTTAAACGATAGTTTTTAACATTGTTTCTTATACATTCTTTGCGATATTTTTTATAACAATCACTACACCTCGTGCTTTGACTATTCTTTGAATTAGTTTCAAACTCAGCACCACAATCACAACAAATAATAGTTTTTACATTCTGTTTCTCATATCCTTGACACTTATCGCAATAAATTTGGTTATTAACCTTCTTATAAAATATATTACCACACTTACTACATCTACCGATCCTCTTATTACCGTTATACCATTCAAACCAATATCCAATATTATTATAATTAATTATTTCAAACGCAACCTCACCAGAACCACCGTTATAATCAATCTGCTCCATAAAATTCATTCTAATACAACCACGACTATAAAGCTGTAAATAGCCCATCTTGGCAAGTTTTGAAATAAGGTCTATATTTATATCTACCTTATTTGAAATATTACTTACTTTCTTCAGGTCGGAATATCTTGATGTTCCACCTCTAAAATAAATGTTGTTATAAAGTTCATCTGGTTTCTTGATTTCAAAGTATTCTTTATTAAGTTTATAGACTATAAGTAATGCAAACAACAGTTTCTTTTCATCAAGGGTTAATTCTGTTTTATTAAAATAATCAACCTCACACTTTAAAACAGGAATACTTTCTATTGTTATTAATTGATTTTTCTTACAAGTAGAATAATCTATCGCCTTATTAACCACCTTGTAGTATCTCATTCTATGATAATCTTTGAGATATTTCTCACAAATATTATGTAACTCATTTTTTCTATCTTCCTTTTTTTCTATGTCAAGAATATCACGAAGATAGAGTGCTACAAGTTTAATTTCTGTGTTAAAATACTTTTTAGAAAATCCGTGTTCAATTATGTTTTTAGCATAGTCTAAATCTTTATATTTAAACTCGTTCATATGTCAACCTCCTGTACAGAATAGTTTTCACCCAAATATATAATATCACCGTTTTTATCAGGCATCGGAAACATTACAGTAGAAATATCTTTTTTTATTCTCGTGTAAATATATCTACCAAACATTTCCCACATAATGTCTTTACTCTTTTTTGGATTATTGATGTAAAAATAGTCAATCGCACAATTTAAAGCCTTCTCAACATTTCCTATTGCAAGTATTATTTCTGAGGTGTATTTTGAAAAATCAAAAATTTCTCGTTTATCCTTGTCCTTCTCAGCGTTTTCAAATTGTACCTCTCTATACAATAGCAAACATTCATCTATAATATCTGATATAGTATTATATTCAGAATTATTATATTCTACATCATATTTTAACATTGGAAGAACCTCGCTTGATGTTTCTTCTTTGATTTTTTTTGAAATTTCAAAGTTAATACCCTCTATGTATTTACAAAGCAAATTCATTGGACTATCGCTCATTGTAACAGGCATATACTTATAATAATTATCTAAGAAAGTCATTTGTTCTGGGGTCTTTTGACTTAAATCAATTAAAAACTTTAAGGAAATGCCAAAATGCTGTTTGCAAGCTGTTTCATTGCTGTCAACATATTTATCATACTTCTTTTTACAGTCAGGGTATCTGTATCTAAAGAAATACGGATATTTGTCAAGAAGAATACTGTTATAAAACCGTATTTTCTCTATATCCTCTGGCGTATAGCTGTTCTTTTCAGCCGTTTTATCATCAGTTTTTCGATATTCAACCCATAATTTTGGAATACCCTTAACCTCTCGTCCCAACTTAGCCTTGTCAATCTGAGCAGACTGTGCCTTACAACACTGAATAAGTCTTGAATAGGTAATTCTCCACATATCATTGTCCTTACCGTATTTATCTTCAATTTCTTTAAGCAGTGCATAAGCATTACTACTCTTGTTTGTTATTTGCCCAATTATTGAACCAAATGAGAATTTATCAGCTTTCTGAATATCTTCTTTTGAAAAAATTTTCTTTTCAGGCTTTGGAGCATCATACGTCATTGTTAATTCATTTCTGTAAACACCCTTAATAATTGTGGGGTCAGACGTTGTTGCTAAAATATCAAGGTCAAAATCTGCACCCCCGAAATTCTGCACTGTATGACCAAACCAATTTATTATAATGCCAGTTTTGCAATACCTGTACCATTTCTCGGTTTCAGCATTCTTTTTTAAATTCATAACAACGTGTTCCGATCTGAAAGTGAGGGGAGACCTCATACCGTCTACCTGTGTTACGTTACGCTCATTCCAATAGTTTGAATAAAATTCATCTTTATCAAGTAATCCAGTTGGTTCAATACCACAAACGTGTTGCATATAAGCATATGGGTCAGATACTAAAGTCTGAAAATTACCCTTGACATAAATATCACCCATACAGCCCTTTTTTATTTTATTCTTTATCAAATCCCTTATTTTTGTACGAATAAACTTATCATTCTTCAAATCGGGATTTACCACAAGTGACTTCAACCAATAATTATCACTACTTCTCAAAAAATTGTTTATGCTTTCTTCTGTATTATTTACTCCAAGCAAAAACAGCAACATATATTCAAAGTTATCATATGAAACACCCGTTATCCAATCAACAAATGGCTTGCATAGTTCCTTTATATTAGTTTCATTCAAGTTCAAAGTCTGTAAGAACTGGTAATTCATCTTTAGAATGTTTTTACACTCTTTAGGTGAATACTGAGGAATACCCCATTTCAAACCGTTTTTGTGGCATTTTTCAAGGTAATCATCAACGCCATCATAACAATTCCAAAGCTTAAACTGCGATTCAGAAATAATAATGTCGTAATCTCGAAGATCAGCTTTTATATAATTTCCGTTTTCATCTTTGTAAATCGTATCTACTATGTAATTGCCACCGTTTATTTCTTCACAAAATTCGTGAATGGGGAACGTACAAAGCATACCCTTTATAAAGCTTTGCCTTAATCCAAATTGTGAAGGTATATAGTCTAATCCTAACTCATCAGCCCATTTCTTAGCCTGTCTTGGAGATATAAGTCCCATTCCGTCAGTTCTGTTAAAAGTTTGTGTAACGGTCTTATCTTCTACTAAATCATCGGTATTTCCTGCTATCTCAGTTACAAAATGTACGTCAAAGGTATCGGTATTTTCAAAATCTTTAACTACAATAAACTTTGGTTCACTTACAACCTGAGTTGCAGAGCTGCTAAGTCCAAAATAGGCATTATATTTACTTGCAGCGAGAGGAATATTCTTATTTCTGTCATTATCAAGTCTGTAAATTACTTCGTCAATAATATCATCTGGACAAACCACAATAGTTGATTTACGAGCTTGTCCAGCAGAACAACTCAACCTGTGATAAACCTTACCGTTTATTTCAACGCCATTTTCACAAATATAATCATAATCTTTTGTACTTTCCATAACGATAGTTACATAATCTTTTACATATAGTATATCGTCTATTTCAGATTGTACTTCGTTTCTGTTAGCAACAATCTTTTCAATGTCATCTTTTCCAAGAGATTTTGAATTTGAAAGCTTTTTATCATAAATTTCTCTGTCTGTATATAATCCCTCAACCTTATCAAAATCAATAATCTGCCCACGGACTTCTCTTATTGTACGAAGCATCTGACTATCAGCCAATGCAATTACACATTTTAATTTTTTAGCTTCGTCAAATTCCATATTAATTTTATACCCAAATTCCTTCAGAAGAGAAGACTTAAATTTCAGTGTATATATCTGTCTCATGTGTTATTATCTCCTTTTACTGTATTTTATTGCTATTCCTTCACGAAGCCTTTCTGAGAAATAATTTTTTATTGTTAAAATTAAATTATTATCACCATATTTAAGAATATCAACATTGATGAACCTTGAAGATTTTTGCCAATAATAACTATTCCTACGATATGATGATTCACGTTTAACCTTACGATTATATTCTTCTGTTATGCAAATATCAATAGTATCTTCTTTGATAAACATAGTAAATGGCTGTGTAATATCGCTTGAAAAATTTATCATTACAAGATACGGAGAATCCCAGCTACCACGTTTTACTGTTATTACACAATTATGTTGTACTTGTTCATACCATTTTGGAATAGTGTTACAAATATCAAATATAGTATTAATATATTCTTCTCTTTTTAATCTTGCTTCATATTTTTTATGTAATTCTATATCTTCGTTAATATATGTAACCATAGCGTTATCTGTAAATACAATTCTATTCTTAAATGTTATATTTTCAAGCTTTATAGAACGAAAAAAGCTATTTTTAACATATCCATAAGGAAGCAGATCGCATTGTAAAAGGTCATAAATTTCAGTAAAAGTATTATTTTCATAATTAAACATACCATTCATATTTTTTTCCATATGTTTTCTACCAGTGCCATATTTTTCTTTGCCACAAATCCAGATATCTTTAATATCTGCGGCTTTATACAGTTTATGACGTTCTATTTGTTCTGTTGCAATAGGACTACATTGAAATTCGATAACCCACTTTTGACCACCATATTCAAACATAACGTCAGGTCTTTGTTTGGTTTCAGGAATCCACGCTTCTAATACAGCGTTACTAACTCCGTCTTGTGACTTAACCCAGTTATATAAAGCAATTTTACCTTTAATATGTTCTTCTGTTTCAGGCTCAGAATATAAATAATCGCATTCAAATTTATCCTTGTGTCTAAAATACGGCGTGTTTATTTGACCATGGCAGTATTCATAATCTTTTCCACAAACTGGACATTTGATTATATTTTTACTTGCCCAAGTCTTCAATTCTTCCTTAGAATACTTACTGTCATAACAATTAATTGTATTATTACCGATTTTTGCTGTTATCATCTTATCATCTCCTTAAATTTAATAAAAATCTGTTTTTGTCATATATTTGCCTTTTCTATTCTTTCTTTTGCTATCTCAAAATATGTATCGTCCAACTCTATACCAATAAATTTACGATTAAGATTCTTACAAGCCACACCTGTTGAGCCTGAACCCATTGTAAAGTCCAATATGATATCACCCTCATTACTGAATGTTTTTATTAGTTCTTCCAATAACGCTACTGGTTTCTGCGTAGGGTGTAAATTGGATTTTAAACAATCTCTTTGAAATTTCCACACTTGAGTAGGATATCTCCACCCAGTATCTATGTATTCTGTAACTTTATGCTCTTTATTATCCGATAACTTACTAATAACACCATCTTTTACCTTATTTGAGCGTGGCTTACCTTCATATTTAATCATCTGTGGATTATATGTAGGTTGTTTTTCATAAAATATAGATATAGTTTCTACCGTTTTACCAATTCTTCTTTTGACCTGCTGAATATTAGTTAATCTTTCCTTTTCCCAATAAATATCATATTTATAATCTTTTAGATTAGATATTCTCAACTCAGAACTAAAAGGTTCTTGACCAAATAATATGATTGGACTTATAGGTTTAGTTATTCGTTTCAGCTGCTTCCACATATTATCAAAAGGAATTATAATATCCCAAGAGCAGGATGTAGAGCCATAAGGCAAATCGGTAATTACGCAATCAATGCTTTTATCAGGTATATCCTTCATAAGTTCAAGACAGTCACCACACCAAAGAGTAACATCATTCATACTTGTCACCATCCTTACTACTCTGTATCAGTTTCCACAAATCCTCCAACGTTTCAGAAGGTACAACATTATTATTTACATCAATAACTTCCATATCTTCCTTAGTTCCCCATTCTTTTTCGTATATGTACCATTCTATCCAACTTTCATCGTCACCGATAATGTCAGAAATAGTCTTTATAATAGGAAACAATGATGTGTTGCCAATAAATTTATCACCAACATCTCTAAATAACTCGTTGAATTTGTCGTATATACTTTCCAACGAGTAGTATCTTTCCTTTACAACTGTCATAAGTTTTATAAATTGTTCTTTAGTCATTTATTATCTTCCTTTCTTAACTTAACAGCAAAATTGCCACCAACAACATCATATGTAAAATCAATATTCTCAAATTTCATAACTTCCTGTATCTGTGACAGATGAAATAAATAAGCAATCTTACCTTTCCTGATTTCAGACAACGTATCATTTATCATACCAACATAATACTTGTCCAAAGTATCACCATCGCAAGTCATCTTGTGTCTATCATCAACAGGTCTTCTTATAAGTCTCTTATCGTGTGATTTGCCAGTATTCATACGAAGATTGAACGAAATACTATCCATAATTTTGCTCATATTCTTAGGGAAATAGTTGTCACAACAGTAGGGAAGACCTCGGCTTGAACAGTTTCTAAATCCGCAAGTAGAACAATCGTAATGTAACCCTACAGAAGCAAATTCCTTGGCAAAGTTCATACTACACCACCTGCTTCCATAGTACCAGTTTCCATAAGCTGAGTTACAGCCTTGGTAAAATCACGTCTATGGTTCATAGTGCTTTGACTGCACTGATAAATTATGTTGTGATTAATATTCATTTTGTAGTCACCTCACCTTCTATGAGGAGAGCATTAACCGTTTCAATGAAACAATGCTGATATATGGGTTTATCAGCAATAACATCAATAAACCTAACATTTTCATATTCATCAAGATGATATTTGTCTTTGAAAAGCCAAGTAGCCGAGTCATACCAAAAATATGAATATTTTTCTCTCATTGATTTAAAAACTATTTCATAAGCTTCGTCATGCGATATACCAAACGATGTTGCAATCGTGGCAATATGCTTATCGGCAACGTCAGTTATCCAAATATTAAAATCTGGTTGTGATAAATGTTGATAACATTCAACAGCTTCATTAACCTTATTAACTAAATCTATAACTTGGTCATATAATTGGTCATATAATTTTATTGCTTTTTGACAGGTATTCATTAAACACTCAAATTGTTCTTTTGGAATCATTACTGTATCGTCATAACCACCAGATAAATATTGTAAATAGTCTTTTGCCAGTGAAGAAGAATTTAAATCATCTTTAATAGGAATAGGGTGTTCATTAACTTTCTGAATAATGCTACTAACTATTTTTGTTGCATTATCAAAATTAATATCAAACCATTCCCTTATAACATTATGTTGAGCAAAAATCTTATGGGCTATTGCTTCAGCTTCGTGAATATTACAACAATCAAATGATTTATAGGTAATAATTGGATTTGTTCTTCCTGTATTTAAATTTCCAATACGCTGAGACACTTTTTTTGAAGTCTTTCCGATTTTTACAAAATTGTTATCTGGGTCTAACGCCAAATATATATATCCAACACGATTAAGGTTATTTAACAAATGATTTGTGTGATTATCCTCATATTCTTTTATAATTTTTTCAATATCACTATCTTTTATGTTATAATCCATTGTAATCTTATTTTTAGACTTCATTTTTTATTATCTCCTTTTTCTCGCCACTTAACTCATTACATCTCACTCAGAACAACATCACTTATATCCTCCGAGCCAAACCCCATTTCAATAAATATGTTTCGAGCTGTCAGCAGAATATAAGCATATAATTCTGAACTAATCTGAACTGATTTCAGCCACTTTAACTTTAATAGTATAATTTCACTTATAAAGGCGCAAAGTATCTGTATCGTGTGCAGAGTTGAGTATTTTAGTATCGAGTATCGTATTAATAATTTTCTATTTTAGATAGAATTTCATCAAGCCTGTCATTGATGTTATTCATATAGCCAACAATATCATCAATAGTGTCAAGACTACCATCAGACACCTTTTCTCTGACCATAATCTTACAACAACCTCTGATAAGAGCTTCTATAGATGAATAGTAACCAATAGTATCCTCATAGTCTATTATCTCACCAGTAGGTTTCCTTGTTTTACGGTCAATCTTCTCACGCTTTCCACACTCTATAAGAATATACTGATCTGAGTCTGCCGTGAAATAGAAATTGTCTGTAATCTTAATTTTGTTTGCCATATTATTATCTCCTTTTGTTTAAGTATTTTAATACCGAGTCTTTTCTGCTCCTAAGTATAGTATATACTGGAAATTTTAGTTTGTCAAGCAATTTTTGCAATAAAACTTATTACTTACTTATTATTTAGCAGGAGCAATTACAGAGGCAAACTCTTCAACTCCGTATCTCTGTTTAAGTTCTTCCAGCAAAGCCTTAATGTTATTCTCAGCTTGGTCATCGGGAAGTACATATATATTAGGAACATTCCTCGGTTCACCGTCTATGTAACAACTGCCTGTAGTATATTTGATGAATAGGTTATGGTCTACAAACAACTCCAAACAAGCATCTACTGTCTTACGATTAAGATCTAAATCTTTTACAACACGTTCTATACTTCCATAGAAACCGTATGCTTGTTGCTCATTTTCAATAATACGTCCTCTGATATAGGTATATACCTTTAAAAGAGTAGGTTTGCTCAGAGGATAGTCAATACCAATCATAGTGTCAAAAACATCGTAAGAGAGCTTGGCAAACATTTTAGTGGGAAGTTTATAGAACTTATTCTCTAAATAAAAACCAACTAAACCTGTTGCTGATACAGAATTAATAGTCTTTCCGTAAATCTGTGTTATTTCATTATTCTTAACGAGAGATACTAAAACTTTACGCACATAAGTTGAAAAAGATTTATTATGTCTGTCAACAGAGTACCCACACTTTTCGCAAATCAAACTTATTGATGTAAAACACACCCCTTCTATATTAGAATATCTTTCAAGGCACAGTCTAACCATAATTCTTTTATAGTCGTTTTCAAAGTAGTCAGTCAGATCAATGGGGACTTTATAAAAATAGTCCAAAAATTATCAAATCCTTTCATTTTATAAAATTAGGCACTCCACACTTTCTGTGGAGTGTTTTTACATTTACTACACAAAAACTGTGGAGTGAATTTCAAAAATAGTGAATTTACTCCACAGAAAGTGTGGACTCTACTGGAACGTAATTAGACAGATAACATTAATTAGACAGATATAAAGAGTAGATTTGCTACGCAATTATTCTTTTATTATTTTTCATAAAAACTGAACTCATAGAAATATATACTATTTCATATCCCAATTTATAATTTTCATTTATTTTATTGATATCATTTTTAGAAAATCTTAGATCATATTCTATATTGATATTTTTAGATACATATCTTTTAACATTATTATCCTTTTTAAAATATAATTTCTGCTTACCTTTACGTCTTTCATAAGTATTAGGTATATAATAAGTCATTGTTTCTGTCTTTTTGTTTATAACATTATAACCTGCTTTAATATATTTCTGAATATAATCTGCTTCTTTATGACGTATCATTTCTTCTGTATCAGTATCTTTAGCAAGATAAAGAATTGAAAAAGTAGCATTTGGTTCATCAAGTAATTCTTTAGTATGGTGCATTCTTATATCTTGTTTATTATGATGTTGTATAAACCTTGACACAAAACCACCTTTTGCATAAGTAGAACCAATATATACATTATTATCTGCTTGAATAATATAAACACCTTTTGAGTTTCTATTTTCTATGGGAACTAAAAATTTCTCTTCTCCGACAAAATGTCTATATTTTCTTTGATCTGATGTAATTTGAGGTTCACCATATATTTCATCAATAACAAACTTTTGTCCTTCCTTGTGAAACTCAAAGTATCTTTTCCAGCGATTAATCTGTGCTTTTTTTGAATTTCCTGTACACTCTTCTTCTCCAATGAGTTGACACATAATTTTATAATTCTTTAATGAATTGTCTTCAGAAGTGGCAATTTTGTCTTTTAGATAGTCTCTAAGCGTACTTACGTCTAAGTTATTTTTACTATAATCTTTGTATTTCATAGGTATGTAGATGTACCCCTTTCTATTTTAACATTTAATCTTATCACTTACTTATAATATGTTTACAATACTATTATATCACATTCCACAAAAATGTCAAGTGTTATTTTGGTTAAATTTTATCTTTTACTTAAATACGGTGCATACTGCATACTATGACCTGTAACTTATAAAAGTTTATAAATTTTTCATAAGAACACAAGAAAACAATTTGTAATTTTTATGATCTTCGATTTATTTCTATGGATTTATGATGTTTACTTGATTTAAGATACTTCTGATATATTAAATATAGATTTGATCTTTGATACTTTTGATTGATTTTTATAGTATTCGGAGAAAGCATAGATTTTATCGGCATTTGAGCGATTTAGATTTTGTGTTAGTTTTTGAAGCGTTTAAGGTATGGTCTGAGGTGAATGAGTTGTATTTTTGGATTTGAGTGCAAATGAAGTATTATGGTGTGAAGTATTATAGTATTATTTTTTAATTTCTTGAGATGCTTGTATTAGGCTCTGTGATTAGATTTGAGAGCTGTTTGTGTGGGTAGAGCAATTTGCTGTTTGAGATGGTAAAGTGAGCGTAAAGTGTTCTGTGGTTTGTCTGAAAGTACAGTATTGGTATGGATTTTGAGTTCTTAAGATAGATGTGTTTTGAGGTTGTTATTGTTGGTCTGTAAGTGAGATAAATAGGGGAGTCTGCCGAAGAATAGCATCGAATGATTTTGGGGATATTTTTGGAGTATTTTTTTATTTTTTTTGATTATGAGAATGGAATATGAGAATATGGGTGAGTGTCAATTTGGATTTTTAGACGCGTGAGTTGAGTGGAACCACTATAGGACTATGAGCAAATATTAACAAACTTTTAAATGTAAACGCACCCCCCTGTACTGCCGATCTTATGTTATTTTTGTCCCAAAAGCAACATAGACAGACATATTTTAGAAATATTTCTACTAACATTTCTTAATGAATTTTAGATCTAATTTTATTAACATTTCTTGAATTTGTTATATAAATATTGTTGTTGGCAGCATTAAAAATAATGACCGTTGGTCATTATTTAAATAATGAATAGTAGTCATTTTTAGCGGTTCGCTAACATTGTTAATTTATTTAACAGTGTTAAATAAATTAAACCAAATCAAAGCATAATAAAGAAAACAAGAGAAAACAAGAGAAAATCAAAGCATATAAGAGATATTTTAAAAAATACATCATAATATATCATAATACATAAGCCTATTTCTCTAATCGCCAATCCATAACAGCATTAAACTATACAACATTACTATAAATTACACCACATAACCATATATAACCACACCTAAACAGTACATAAATAACCATCTTCAAATCTGCTCTGCTCTTCGGATAAGCTCGACTTCTTCAGCTCATACACTCCCACATTTTGCAAAATAGCCAAATTTTACGCCTCAAAACTATGCAATATCACAATACAAATATATCTAACAAATCACATAATTATTACTAAATTGTAAACGTCAATTATTGATTATCAATAACAAATTATCAATTCACAATAAAATTATGTCAAACAACAATAAATCACGCATACGCCATTTTAATACACCTGTTAGGGTAATTATACCACTATAAACAAAACGCTGTACAGCGCATTATAGCGGCACTCACGGCGGTTTTATCCGCTTCCAGTCTGATTATACAATATGCACAATGCGCTATTATTATATTTATATATTATACCTATTGACATTTCAATATTGCACATTCTAATTGTATTTGGTTATTAGCTCCGACACTTCTACAAATACTTTATTGTATTAAAGTATATCAATTAAGTATATTATTATCAATACAATATGTTATCATCGTTTCAATAGCCTCTTTTTTTGTAACGTCATTTTGTTTACAGTAGTTAATAAATAATTCATATATTTCATTACTTATTGTAATATTTAATTGTTTGTTTTTATTATAATAATTTGTTAATGCTTTTTTCACACTTTCCTTCATATCTAAATCAGCTCCCGATTATAATATTTGTGCATTATTATATGCTATTTTTCAAAATTTGTGATTATATTCCCTTAATTTGTGCAATATCACAACAAACATACACTATATACAGTATATTCAACCGTTTATACACTATTTAATGCTCATATTTCGCTGTCATTTTGCACAAATTCCGTCATATTGCACAAACTGACCTGCTTTACATATTGTTAGGTATATGTTATAATATAATTACAGTAAAGGAAAGGACAAAACGAAAGTTAAACCTAAACTTTACAAGTAATAAGAAAGGACGGTAAAAATACATACTATGTATACTGATTATGGATACATAGGATTAGCGGACGGGATTGAATACGCTTCAGATACGGAAGCCCTTGAAGCTAATCCTATGAATTAAACCCAAAGGGGCATTAAACAATCGCATTTGTTTATGTAAGTCCCCTTTAATAATCAGTGTATCACATAAAAATAAAGTTGTCAAGCATATTTTTCAACTTGACAAAATCGAAAGGAAGTTATAAAATGAATGTTATAATTTGGCATGATAACGGCGTTAAGAATCAAGAAGGTTTCACCGTTGAGACTATCAAGAACGAAAACGAAATCCAGGATATTTTGAATAAATATTCTGAAGCTGGGATCACGGTTTACAAATGGCATATTTACGCTAATTAACAATCTTCTAAATTCCCCTGACGAGTCTTTGAAAATTAAGACGAAACGCCTTCACGGCGTCGGGATTATGATTTGAAAGAAGGTGAAATAATGAGAAATAGTTGGTTTAATGACGTTTTCATGCCGTCAATTTTTGCACGCTGTGGTGTTAATAATTTCTGCTGGCTGACAATTAAACAAGTTGCAGTGTGTAGAGATTATTTTAAAAATAATTCTTATGTCTGGAACGAACGCACTGTAACATTAACAGTATCCCGTAATGGTGCGGGAAAGGTTTATTTTGCACTGACAACAGATGAAACTGCAAAGGCTCAGATGAGCATTGAAATGAGGGCAAAAGAAAAAGACCTAAAAAGTTTGCACCAACTCTATGAATTACGCAACAAAAATGATAGAGCGTCAAAAGTTTATCACCAAACATTACATAATTTACAAAATAATTTAGACACATATCAAATACTGTTAGAAGAGGCAGAAATTGAAAATAATTCAATAGACGTTAAATATTTTGCTCAAAAAATTAGCGAAGTTAAAGAAAAAATCAATATATTACTAGGAGATGTTAAAAATGACTGAGATAAAAGTAACATTCATTCAGGTGCTCTGCTTCAGACTTTCTGAATTTTTCAGAAGGTCACACAAAAAAGCAGAAGCAAGAGCCTGCACAATGGAAAGCATATAATCTAACGGCTTCCCCGGTTGAGCCGATAAATCAGCCGATCATATCACGGTAAAAAGATAAATCCCTTTAAGCCGTGCCAAAGATAAGCAAATAATAATTATGGAGGTTAAATATTATGAAAAACGCTAATGCTAATACAAGAAAAACGATTGATAGATGGGATATAATGACAAATTACGGTTACGGTTGGGAATGTGAATGCTCTGAATATACATACAAAGAAGCTAAAGAGCGTTACAAAGAATACAAAGAAAACACTAACGCAAGTGTAAGGCTTGAAAAGCATAGAGAACACAAGTAAATAATAAACATTTTAAAAAATTTTTCGGGAGGTTATTTATTATGAAAACAAGGTATATTGTACATTACGGCTGCGGTAACACAATTCGCACCAATAGCAGAAACGCTAAAAAGTGGGTCGTTGAGTTGGGTACAGATGTTATTATCACTGATAACAACGGAAACGTTATCTGTAGAGGTTACAACAATTTTGAATTTGGTGCGTATGCGGTAGCAGAACATTAAACACGTCAGGGCGTGTATAAAAAGGCATTTAGGCTCTGAGCGTTTACGGGGGATTTTCCCCCGTAAGGTATGCACAATAAGCATAACAGCGCGGTTAAACGGCTGTAAGCTGTTAGTCTCTCGCAATAGTGGGAGACAGCTAAAAAATAAAATAATTGTTTAATGGAGGTATTAAAAATGTTAAGTATGACAAGAAAAGAATTTAATGAAATATCGTTTGATGAGTTAATGGAAAAAGCTATTGACGAGTGCGACTATATCCATAGTTATAACGATCTGTTGAAATTTGCAAAATACTGTATAGACGAAAGCAAGGTATTTCTTGCGGTACACGTCCTCAAAGCGGTAGGAGATTTAAACGAATACAAATATTATGATTATGATGTTAATATGGGAACATTGGAATTTCCTACAGAAATAACCGAAAAGTTAGATATTGAACCATACATTGACTTTAAAGAGGAATAAAACAATACTTTGATGGAGGTTATAATATGAGTTACGAGAGCCGTATTTTTATTATTAACCGCACTGAGCATATCAATTCCAATGGTACGATATGGATTCATGCGGAAAAAATAGTAGATCTGAAAATGTGTCAAATGGATTCGGACATGAATTTCAGAAATATTTTCACGCAAAATATTGATTATCCTATTGTAGTTGATGGCGAAACCACATTTTCTGACAAATACGGTGAGCCGATGAAATATGCTAATGTCAAAACTGTTATTAACTATTTGGAGCAGATTCCTGACAATTACAGACGGATTCCAATATTATTGGATATATTACAAAATATTGATGAATCTAAGTGGGATAATATTCAAATAGTGCATTACGGATATTGAGGAGGTAATAAAACGATGTTTATTATATTTTTGATGATCTATCTTTTTGCAGGTATCTGCGAAGAGATATGGTTAAATATCCCTAAAAAATAAGAAGGTGTTAAAATGAAAGCAGGAGCAAAAGCAAGGGCAACAAAACGGAAAATAAGTACAGTAAATATCATAAGTGTTATTATAGCACTGTATATACTCGAAAGCTTCTTGGAGGTTAACATACATAACCAGATCGGTGCTGAACCGTTGAATAATCCATATAACGCATTTAGCCTGTTAAGTCAGGCTATGAGCGAATAAACAAGTAAACAAGTTGGAGGAAATTATCATGAAAAATTACACTTACACTGTTGAAGTAAAGGTTAACAAGAATTTTTATAATGAACCGGATTATAACATTTGGGATTCTGATGCCTACCCTGAAGTGGAGGCAGATACTGCGGAAGAAGCCATTTCAATGGCTGTTGATAATTACAAGGAAGCATTGAATCCTGATGACACTGTGGAAGATGTGGAAGATATTGACTGCGAGAATGATACAATATATTATACTGAAAATGGGATTCCTTGTAGAGTGATGTTTAGAGCTATAGAAAGGGAAAAGGTGGTTTGATATGATCAACACATCGGAATTTTCAACTATTCTCACTGGATTATTCAGTGGCAACAGAGGAGAAGCACAACAAGCTGCGGAGATCATCCGGTATGACAATACATTCAGTCTATCGGAAGAATACGACAGAAGAAAACAGGATCGTTTAAATTATGAGGCGATGAAATTCAGCAAAAGCCTTGATTATCACTTTATAAAGTGATATAATTAAATGTAGTAGTGTATGGATAAAATCACGATTTTGTAGGAGGAATAACTATGGACGCACAGAAAATTAAAGCTATGATGAATAAGGAAATTTTCAACAACATGAACGATCAGGGAGCTGCACAGGCTTTAAGAGAGATTTTCTTTAAATCAGAAAATGACTTTAACTGGGAAGAAATATACAATGTAATAATAACTTTTATGCCTGAGTTAACAGTAAAGGAGGAATAATCAATGGAAATTCTCGATGGTTTACAGCGTTCACAGGCAATAAAAGACTTTAAACAGAATAAATTTACAATAAGCAATAACGCTAAAGACATCAATAAGTAAACGAAAATACATTGTAGGAGGAAATATTGTGAATAAATCAGAAATGGAAAAGAAGCTTGTGGAATATTTAGACGAAAGATATTCTTTAACGCTTGATATCAATGAGTCTATGTCTGTAAGAAGTGCAAATATGATATTTTACAACGGAGCGTGTACTGCCATTGCTCAAATCGGCAGCTGGGAACGCAAAGAAAACGGAAAACACATTGTAAAACTGAATTGAGATAAAGATATATTTTATAGGAGGAATTTATTATGACTATACAGGATTTTATGGAATTGCTTATTGACGGAGATTCACAGCACTTCAATGTCTATGATAACGAAAAAGAGGAAATTATATTTGACGGATTTGGAAGTGAAATACCCGATGAACTTCTGGATGAGGAAGTTTCTTCTATGGATAATGTTTATGGTGATAACGATATTATTCTGTTAAACATCAATTAAGCTTGGAGCGTTTGACAGTCTGAATAAGGCTGTCAAGGTTGGAAAATCAAAGTTATAAATAATATGGAGGAACAAATATAATGTACAGCTTCACACCATATGCAACACCCGAATCACTCAAACGGAACGCCGATAATTTCAATGTCGAGTTAGTCAAGGAAGACACTGAAATGTATATGACGGAATGGAAGATTACAAGAGCAGACGGAGCTTATACATATACGCTTCTCAAGACTGGTAACGAATATTACCTTATACTTGACAACAAGTATGAAAAGTTTATGTGTATGTTTTATATGTTTGATGGAGATATTTGCATTGAACACGGTGAGCGAGATGGAAAGAAACTGAAAGCTGCAAGCAGACTTAAAATATTTTCCCAGATCATTATGTCAATGTGGGGACTTATACAGAGCGGAAAAAATAGCTTGATGAAATTCAAATTTCAGAATTATAGGAGGATATTACTATGGAAGTAAGAGTATGTAGTTGTGGGAGGATTCATGTTTTTCCTAAAAATAAAATTGAAAATGCAATATATAACAACAAAGAATTGTTACTTGTATGTGGAGGATGTGGTTCAAGAACTGTAATTGGGGCAGATTATCGTACTGAAGGAGCTTATGGCTTTGAAGAACCCTGTTATGATATGTATTCTTTTACTCTTGATAGCACATTCAGTATCACGGCTGACTTTAAGACACCAACTGGGCATGAAATTTCAGAAATCTTATTTAATGATGGCATTAGAGTACCTATGATGACTGGAGAATATGCTAAACAATATACATCTTGGGTTGGGTTTTTAGATATTTGGTTTCCTGATATGTATGCGATTGAAACATCAGAAACTACAATGGAGGACGTTGCTGCGTTTATTGCTAAATACCGCAAGGATAGAAAAACTGTTAATATGAACCGCCTTATCAATGAAAATAATAATCCTGAGATACTCAAAGCTATATCCAGTAGGTTAATTGAAGGTCTCAACTGGGAGGGTACTCCTTATGAAAATTGGTGGCAGAAATAAAAGTAGGAAGATTTTATGAACTGCATGAACTAAGATGAAGCGGAAGAAACAGTTTGTGAAATATCTGAATCAGAAATATATCAGCGAATTATTGAACGGAATGATTATAAGTTCCTGACTGCTGATGTTATTAAGGAAGAAATACATAAGTGTTTTACGGACTGGAACTATCGTACTAAGAAGGCTATGAATTGAAAGGAGAATTATTATGGATAATAGAAACTCTAATATAACACATAAAATTTTTGATGTATTAAACAATATCAAGGGGTTTGAGGTAGCAATGGGTAATAGTGCGACTGGAAAACTTATTGTTAATTATAAGGGAATCAACTTTTCAGTTGTGATTGACCCTATATTTAACGACAATGAAGACGGACGAATGGAAGATAATAAACCATTTGAGGAAGTTGTTAAAAAACATAGTTACTTACTTAAATAAAATTACTGTTTTGTGAGTGCGAGGAGGAATATTCAATGAATCCTGAGATTAGAGAGGGTCAGATATGGACTATAAGAGGTTGTAACAAGCCCGTTATCGTTATTAGTAAACATAATACTTGTTGCCTTGTGGATAAAGACGGAAGAAAACGTGAGAAGTTTCCTGAAACAACAATACATATTCCTGAGTATGGTTATATCTGCTGTGAGACTATGATGTCGTTAGATATAAACAATTTAGGAAAGTGTATTGGAGAAATTGATGCTTCTGTTGTGGAAGAAATCAGAGATAAGGTAATAAATAACTTAACTGCAAGGGAGCTTTAATGTGTTATTGTTGGAAATTCTAATAAAAAGAATATGGAGGAAATAAATTATGTTAGTATGGAGAAGTTATATTAAGATAACAAACAATTTTGATTATAAAGTGTATAAATGGCTATTGTTATTTGGCTGTATTCCTTTATTTGTTTCTATTGATAAACGCTCAAGACTATAATAAAAACTCCGTTCTATGAATTTGCAAGTAAATAATAAAATATAGCTATCCTCTTGACAAATATAAAAAAAGTGTGATATCATTAAATCATCGAAATGATGACCGCAAATTATCATTACTTTTAATTTTGTCAGGAGGATTTTTATGGATAAATTTAAAATGTACCAAAAAGGTATCAGCATTAAATCCCTTTATAATATGTATTATGAGGATATTCCCGAGGTTGACTTCACGGACGATATGCAGCGTGGAGAGGTGTGGAGCAATACCCGAAAATCCCTTTATATTCATTCAATCTTACTGAAGATTACCGATGCACAGTCCCCATTTATTGCAGGTGTAAGGGAACTCCCCAACGGAAATACTCTCCTGAAAATCTTTGATGGAAAGCAAAGAGGAACAACTATAATCCACTATATAGATGGAGATTTTGCCCTCACGGGACTGACAAACGAGCCTGATATATACCTCAACGGAGAACCTGTTAAGCTTCAGGGGAAGCGTTTTAAACAGCTTCCTCCCAAACTCCAAAGCTGGATACTTGATACAACTCTGAATATTTCTATAATGGAAAATGCTACACCCGAGCAAGAATCTCTCATTTTCCGCAGACTTAATAACGGAAAATCAATGAGTAAATTTGATATCGCCCGTTCCTATAAGCAGGGAATGAAAGACATCAAGGAGCTTACTAACCACGAGCTGTTTAATGTAATGCTCACCTCAACAGAAAGAAAAGCCCTCAAACAGCAGGAAATCATAATCAGATCGTGGATAGCTCTCTTTGAGGAAGAACCAAACCTCACGCCAGCCCACGTTAACGAGGTTATGAAGGTTTTGAGCATTGATACAGACGAAAGGGAACAGCTTAAATCTTCATATGATTTTATATTTGAAGCATATAAGCTTATGGCAATAGAGAAGGAAAATTCAGATATCATCAAACTGATGTTCAAACCTACTCATCTTATAGGATATCTGCCATATCTGGAAAAATTTGATACCCCAGATCAGTTTGCAAAATGGACTGGAAAATTCTTTGGTAATATGCCCGAAGAATATGCTTCTCTCGTCAGAGAACATACTACAAGCCCCACAAGCATAAAAGCAAGAAGAAATATTATAGAAAAATCTATCAATGAATTTCTTGGAAAATAACATCAATATAAAAAATAATCGTCATCTTTAATCAGGTGACGATTATTTTTTATATTTGTCGGAATAATAAATATATTGATATATTTGGAAAAGCATGGTATAATACAAGCAGTAGGGAATACATTGGCGTTGTTTTGAAGAGTTTGGACGTATAGAGTAGGCGGTAAACCTCCCGACTATCACCACATTGGTTGGAAAGGAGGTCGAAATTCACAAACCTTTGTGAAATAACTGCAAAGGAGAGTGGAAGTTATTTCTATTGATACTATTATAAATATTGTCAGCTGTGTTATTACACTGGTTGATTTTATCTTTAGTCGTATAAAGAAGTAATCCGCCTAACTGGTACTTAGGCGGATTATTAACACTTAAAATCATTAATTCGTCGGGAACTATCGTCTATCCAACGTATTCCCTACATTTATTATTATACAGTATATAATTAGATTTGTCAAGTAAAATTTCTCAGTGTAAATAAAAAGAACGTCTGTACCTATATTATAGACGTTCTTTTTATTTATTTTCGCATAGAAAGAAAAAATTCCTCAATTAGTCCTGCAATAAGGTATGCAATTAGTCCCAAAGGAGGACAGCATACCGTTATTATCATAAGAATGAGTGATGCACCTGCATTATCAACTATGGGTTTAGTATATCTCGGAGGTGGATATTTTCTCATAAAATCAAATCCTTTCTATTTATACTTTTCCAATAACCAAGCCTTTGCAATGGATATCTTGAATATCGTAATCGGAAAAAAGAATATCGTCATATTTATCATTAAGAGAAATAAGTCTATCTCCGCCGAATTTCTTTATATAGTCATCGCCCTCAATAGTATAAATACATATTTGTCCTATATTAACAGCATCTTGTCGTTTAACAAGAATAATATCTCCGTCCTCAAAATCGGGCTTCATAGAATCGCCTTCAATAGTCAAAGCAAAATCAGCCTTACGTGATTGCGGAGTATCTAAGATAGTTATGCTATCCCACTGGTCTATATCAGGCTTATCTTCCATCCATTCTCCGACTCCAGCGGAAACTTTGAACGTTGAATGTTTGATAAGACGTGTTGGTAACGACAATTCTGTTGATACTTCCATATCATATAGATGACTAAGACTGTTGCGAATATCTAATTTGGATTTATTGGATAAATAACGATATTTAGTTATGATTTGTTTCTCTTCTTCGGAAAGGATGATTTTGTTATTAGGATTATATTCTTTACCTGTAATAAGAAAATCTGTTGATACGTTTAGTTTATCTGCAAAGAGTTTGACCTCTTTTGGATTTGGTTTACCACCTTTGCTCCAGCTACTCATTCTTCCTGTGGTAATATTAAACTCTTTAAGTAAAGCAGTTACAGTGGTATTGTTCTTTTTGCACTCCTGTTTTAATCTTTCATAAAAATCCACAAAAAGCACCTCACAATTTTGTAGTAAACATAGAAACGAAACAAATTGCGTTAAAAGCATTGACAAACGCAATTTGTTTCGTTATACTATATACATACCAAGAAATTACAAATCAGTAAGTTCTTAGTATTACATAATAACATATTTCAATAAAAAAGTCAAGTAGTAAGAAAGGAAGACAACGATGTGATATTATAATTTACATAATAATAGGAAATCGCACTAAATCGACTTGATTTATTATCTGCATTGCAGTATAATAGATATAGTAGGTAATCTGATACATAATCAAAAGCAAAAGCTCCCACTACCCATAACGTGAGAGCCACCCATACTAACGCTCTGGGTGTTAATCTATCGGTCTAATATCGACCTTGAATCCATTCTTCCCAAGACGAATGGAGAAACGATGTTTCTTGTCATTCAGGCACATTTTCACGATAATTACGAGCGTTATTGGAATAACGATTGTGCCGAGTATGGACAGCAATGCAATCAAAACCTCTATACAAATCCCCTCCTCTGTAGGTAGTCAAACTGCCGTAAGTAATACGGGGAAAAGGGGTATATGGGTCTTCCAATTACTTTTGATTATACCAGATTATCTACAAAAAAGCAAGAAAATAGTGCGGTTTGATAGAAAAAATTGTCAGACCGCACTATTTTTATTGTATATTTTGTTAATTGTGTTGAGAATTGGATTTAGGTACGAGTTTAATCTCAAGGTCACAGTCCAGAGCCTCGGCAATTTTAAGCATTGTATCAAGAGTGACATTGGGGCGATTAAGCGATTGGCTTACAGTATTTTTAGCAACATTCATTTTGTCAACTATCTCTTGTTGCTTTATATCATTATCAAGAAGATATTGTTTTACGATTCGTCCGAATATGTTCATATAAGCATCTCCAATCAATATGTGTAATATAAACAATTATAAAAAGAAATATTTGTATATTATTTAGTTCTATCTTGTATTGGCAAGTTCTATTATAAGTGATATACTTATATCAAGGTCAAATCATAAAGGATTCAAACCTTAGTCTTATATGATAACATATTTTCTGAAAGGTGCTTGACAAATCTCAGAATATATGTTATCATATAAGTAAGTAAAAATTCAAAGGAGGATATACATATGGTAAAGACAGCAAAGAAAAAAGATTACAATTCTATTGAAATCGATGGAACTGCTTATACCATTGCAGAGCGTGCGAGAGAAGAATCTGATGTGCGGATGATTCCTTATTCAGTAAAAATGTATGTTGAAGAAGTTGACGATGGAGAAATCTGCCGTGATCCACTTATTCAGCGCACAGATGACCAGTGGACAAAAAAGCAGAAGTCTAAGTTGATTGAAGCTGTTTTACATAATAGACCTATCGGAAGTATAGCACTTGCCAAGGGCAGAGCTGAGAGTAAAAGTTATTCAATCACATCTCTCGTAGATGGATTGCAGAGAACCACAACTCTTGTGGATTTCTACCACGATAAATTTGCTTTGGATAAAAGAGCATTGCCTGTTGTGTGTAGATGTGTTGATGAAAATGGCAATGAACAAAAGGTCGAAATTGATATTGCAGGAAAAAAATATTCTCAGCTTTCTGATGCGATAAAGACATTTTTTAATAAATATAGCCTTACCACATATATGCACGAGGGCTTTTCTGATGAAGAATTGGACGACATTGTATTCTGTATGAATAACGGAAAATCACCAAATGCTTATCAGAAAATACGTTTTGCTCTTGGTTCAGGCGTTATGCATTCTTTACAGCCAATTTGTGATAGCACACTTTGGGAAGATGTTAATGGTTGCAAGGCAAAAAATGATAGTATTCTTTGTTGCATAGTAAGAACTCTTATGATGATGACATTTTACAATTATAATAATCTCGGCTCTGCAACGATGACTAAGTTTGTGGATGATTTTGATGATTATGTAAAAGCATCGGATATTGCTAATCTATCTATGCTCGTAGAGGAACTTGCAGAAATTAAGATGAATCTGTCAGAAGAAGAATCTGCAAGATTAGATTCTGTGACTATTCCACATTATATAATGAGTCTTAATTCGTTTAAGAGAAAGAACAAAACAGCCACTGATTACAGAAACTTTCTCAATAAATTCTGGAGCAGTGATAATTTTGAACTGCTTACATCAAGCTGTGAATCCAATGGTAGCGGAAGCTCTCTGTATTCTGCTGAAATGGTAGAAGACAGACAGTATGCTATAGATGATTATATGGACGAATATCTTGATGAGTGCGTAAAAAGCAATGCGAATGAGGGTGAAATAAATGACGAAGAAAACGGCACTGACGAAAGCGGAGCAGCAGGAAATATTGACAACGGAGATAATGGAACTGAAACAGACATTATCTCAGACGTGTTTGACACTGAAATTGTGTCAGAGGATAGTGGAGCTGGCAACTCGCCAAGTGGAATTGAATCCGAAGTCAATGAAGATGGAAACGTCCTACAGGGAAGTGAGCAAAGCTTTAGGTCAGCCTGACAGAACTGCGAGAGATTGTAAATGTGTTCTGTCTTGCTATGACAAGCTTATCAAAAGTGAAATAAATGATAAGTGCGTCAATAAAGTTTTATCGGAAAATTCAACATCTCAAGCTACAAAAGTAATTTCCGCTTTAAATTATTGCAGTGACGAAGATAAAACACTTTATCTCGACAACGAAATAAGTTCAACGGGACTTTATAAACGCAAAGGGAATGTTGTTATCGTGGGTACTAAAGTAACAGATACAATGTTGGATAGAGCCAAGCGAATGAAGGACGATTCGGAAGAATCCCTTACGTTTGCAATGATAACAAGTATGTTCAAATCAGAAACTAAAAATTACATCGAATCTCTTAAAGATTATATTGAAATGGTGGATAGAGTTTCTGATAAGCAATATACCAAAAAAGAAGCCATAGCTGATATAACACTTACATTAAGTACAGTGGTAAATATAATAACTTCCTTAAAAGAAGCAATTATAGAAAAATCTAATATAATAATGGAGGAATAAAATTATGGAATTTTCAGCACAGCCAAGTTGGACAACAAGAACAATTAACTCTTCTCAGCTTAAAAGCAAACAGCCGTATCAGCGTAAGATTAATATGAAATTTGTTGCTGAATGTGTTAAAGACTTTAACCCTAATAAGGTTGACCCCGTTCACGTTTCTTATCGAGACGGAAAGTATTATGTAATTGATGGACAGCATACAGTCATTATTCTCGAAGCTGTCAATGAAAATAAGCCTGTGGATATTCAGTGTATTGTACATAAGGGAATGACCTATACTGATGAAGCCGATTATTATGTGGATCAGTACGAGAAGAAACACCCACACACATTCAACGAAATGACGCTTGCCGCTTATGAAGCAGGCAGAGAACTTCCTTGTGAACTTGCAATAAAAGTTTCTCGTGTTGGTGGTAGATTGCCTTATGATAAAAAGACCACTACTGGAATGAGAATCAATGCAGTTAAAAAGGTGGAAATGTTATATAAGAAGGATTCTGATGATACAATTCTTGCTATAAAGTGCCTTGTCGAGGCTTATAACGGTAGAGAGTCCAATTTACAGGGTGAAATCATCGCTGGAACAACAGAATTTCTCAAACTTTACGGAAATAATATCGTCACATCAAGACTTGTCAATGCGCTTGCAAAATATACACCTCAGATGCTCACAAATACAGCCAAGAACCTCAAGATGTCCTATCCTATTAACTGGACGGAAACTCTTAGAGACAAGTATAATGAGGTGTCCAAGCGTGGTAAGATAAAGCCAATATACAGCGTTTGATTACATAAGCATAATACTTCTAAACGAAAGGATAATCACTATGAACGCAGCTATAGCTTATAATTTAACAACAGCTAATATCATTGATATGTCAGGCAGAAAAAGCAGACGTAAGATATCTCAGAGACAAGTTGTTGTTACTGAGGTGGAAGCTCCTACTAATCATTCTGCCGATGCGTTTATGTGTGAAAATGATATCAACGCTGTTATTCGTCAGTGTTTCAAAGAAAGAGCATATCATAAAATGGTAATGTTCATCTTTGGAATAAATACAGGCTATCGCTGTGGTGATATTCTTTCGTTTAAAGTAAAAGATGTGACAGATGAAAACGGAAATATTCTTGATGTTAAGTATATTTCTGAGCAGAAAACAGGCAAGGCAAGACCTGTGTATTTTAATAGGGCTGTAAAAACGGCTCTTAAATATCTTATTGATCGTAAGGAATTAACTTCTAAAAATTATCTTTTTAGAGGTGATGGAAACCGTAGAGCATATTTCGATAAATTTATCTATGATGAATGTGGAGAAATTACAGATGTAATTACAACAGGGGAGAGGTACGATGAAAATGGCAATGAAAGAGAAATTACTCCTATGACCGTATCGTCAGTGAGCAGATGGCTTAAAACAATAACACAAAAGCTTAACATAGTGGGACATTATAGTTCTCACGCTATGCGAAAAACTTTCTGTGAATTTATCTCACGGAATTGGAATGATAATAGGAATGTAATGGTTGCTTGTGTGGCTGTAGCTCACGCCGATGTTGATACAACAATGAATCATTATATGACGGTAAATCCATTGAAACTTCGTCAAAAATGGCTTGACCTTAATCTTGGACTGGAAGAATTTGAAAAGCTGTCTGGATATAAGATTTGAAAGGAATGATATAAATGACCGTTAAAGAATTTAGAGCATTGGCTCGGAGAAAAAAGCAATATGAGATAATACCCACAAACCTCATCAGGGTGATATCTGCTATCCATATGGAGAATAATGATTCCCGTATTCTTGAGATTAGTAAGCCTACAAATCAGTTACTTATTATCGCTCATAAGAACGATGACGGTACATATAATCTCATTACAGGGTGGAAGGATTATATGATAGCTGTAAGAGATAATATAAAGAAAATCAAAGCAGTTCTTGTTGATGAAGTAAACAGAGATGAATTTCTGAGTTGGCTTTCAGCATCAACAGAATGGGTTGGGCTTGATGACATACATATACCCGATTGCTTTCAGGCTCGTCCACCTAAGAAAGAAAAGCTCGATGGTTATATCAAAGAAGTCAAGATAGCTATTCAGAAATATTAATTATCAGATTATCTTGATATAAAGCCTATTGTAATTGATAAAAATAACGTGCTTACAGATGGTTATACAAGGTATCTTGCACTAAAAGCACTCGGATATAAAGACGAAATTCCTGTTATACGAAAGGATTGATAATGGTGTTGCAGATAGGTAAATACAAGGTCAGCGATGACCTCAAGACAAAGCAGAAAGAAAATCCTATACTTGCAAAAGATGTTGCAATAGCTTTATATGCTCATATCACGGGTATGTGGGCTGAAAATGCAGCTGGACATTATGAGCAGGCGAAGAACGGTGAGAGAGTAACAGCCGTATTTCCTACTGTTTGTGGAAATATTGTTATAGACACTCTTGCCGACCGTACACAAACAACAATTTCAATGGAATAGGGATGTATGTATGGAAATTGTAATAGGTATTATTATTGGTACTGTTTTAAACAGCATCATAAACGTTATAGTGCTGAAGAATGAGGAAGATTTATTGTTTCAAATTTTTGCTTTTGTAATATTTTTTATTTACGCAATTCGTACAGTCATGTACAAAATTAAGAAAATCTTTACCTCTCCTTTGTATTGCTATTTGCGATATGATAGGATAAATAAGACTACTTATTATGTCCCATATTTAAAGATAAAAAGGTTTGATAAAAAATATAGGGATAAATACACTGTTATTGAAAACGATAAAGTCTTGAATAGAAAACTTGAAGAATTTTGGGGTCACGCACTTACGGCGTATGATGTAGAAAGAATAAGGACTGCAAGGTTTAAAATAAAAGAGGTTGAACAATGCGGTATAAAAATTGCACCAGAATTATTAAAATAATGGAGGAAAATCAAATGAATATGTATGATGAAATACTCAACAAATACGCTCAGTTTCTCGGATATGATGGGAAGGTAAAAGCAGACGAAAAGTATCTGCTCAGTGAGAGAGATAAGCTCGAAAGACTTATTAGGCTTAATGATGAACTTGACTCGATAGATAAACATAGCAAGGCAAAGAATTATGGCAGGACAATTTTGGCTTGTTATGAAAGTAACTTTGCATATAAATCCGAAGGTGAACCTGCTTGTCAAGAACCAGACCCTGAAATGATAATTTTTAAGATTTGTTATGCTAAAAAAGTTCCTTGTATTTGTTTTGAAATTGATGTCAGGGGCAATACATATAGAGAAATAACCTTTAAAGAAGTAACAGATATTCTGCATCTGAGGTAATACTATGGATATAAGGAAGTTTCTTACAATGCTAACGGATAATGGCTTCACATTTCTCCGAAACGGCAGCGGAAGTCATCAAATATGGATAAATGCCAATGGGAATGTTTTCTCGTTCCTATACGGCAAGTCCGTATATAAGGGAATTGTGTGGCAATTCAGACGAAGATTTTGTAAATGACACGAAAGGATTGATGAAAATGAGTATAGAAGGTATAAAATCTCAATTAACAGAATACTTTAATAATGGAAGCATTTTGTTTAACTCCTATTTTGACGTTAATAAAATAAAACAGATAACAGCTACAATAGCTCACCCAGATTTAAATATCGTAAAAGCAGTTAGTTTAAGTATTTTTGCACAAGAAAATTTTGTAACGTTTGAATTAACTGCAAATGATAAGTCTATAATGATAGTAAATGATACATATGACAGTGAACCTGGAGAAGCTTTTGTACATTGGTTTAAGCCTATTCTCAGAGGTATTGTCAATGAAAAATATGAATTGAAAGGAGATGTGATATCCGATGAATTAATGGGTACAGACTATTGTCAGATCAGAGAAGATGGTATATTACCATTTATTAATTTCTCTGAAATGATAGAGTTTACAATTTAGAAATATTTTTAGACTGATTTTGAAATAAGTAAATGATAAAATAAAGATAATAGAACTTGTAGAGCAAAATTCAGTCTTATACTAAATGAAAGGAGATAATAATATGACAGCAACAAATTCGTGGTCAAGGATTTATGATAGAACAATGGAATATCATAGAGGTGATATAGTTTGGGTCGATTTCGGAGATGCCGTTGGGTCTGAACAGGGTGGTGTAAGACCCGCAGTTGTAATTCAGAATGAAAAAGGCAATCAACATTCACCCTGCCTTATCGTTGCTATAATGACAAGCAAGGATAAAAAGCCTATGGTTACTCATGTCAACGTTAATCCATCTGTCGAAACAGGAACAGGACTAAAGAAGTCCACTATTACAATGATGGAACAGGTAAGAACCATTGATAAATCCCGTATTCTCAGCTGGAGTGGAAAACTTGGCGAGAGAATGATGAGATGTATCGACAAGGCTATAGTTGCAAGTTTGGGACTGAGTGATAAACATTGTCTTGTCTAAAAAGCCTTGACAAATTCAAAAGGAAGTGATAAAATTGTTTTAGAGAGTATGAAAGGGTGATGATATGCTTCCGTATTTTGATGAATATTGCGATCGTTGTGAAAAATCAGCGAGTTTAAAAGTATATGTATTAAGACTGAGAAAACTTAATGTAATTAAAGAAAATGTTTTTGATATGTCAGCTGAAGAAATTGTTGATATTATTGACGCAAAAAATACAAAACCATCAACGTTAAATGCGTTTTATAGTTCTTTTGACGATTATTTAATGTGGGTTCATAGAACTTATAATGTGTCTATCGCAGATATATATTATCAGTTGAACAGATTGCGAGAACTGGCAACAAAAATATGTAACAGTAATTTAAATGAAATATTATTTTCTGATTTTACTGAATTAAAAAAGACACTGCTAAAAGCTGAAGATGAGGAATCTTCGATTAAAGAACACGAATTAAGTGAACAAGAACTTGATACCTTGTATCTTAACCAAAAGAAATATAATGCCTTTATTGTATTTGTTTGGAACGGTTTGTCCGATGAAGAAATGATGTCATTGACTTTAAAAGATGTCATAACCATTATTACATCAGGACAGATAACAGTTGGCGACAAAACATACACTATTTCAGAGGATGAAAAAGAACTGTTAAATGAAGCTTATCAGTCCATTATGGATATTAAGGAATCAGAAAAACACCGACCATATAAAAAGAGTAGATATAAGCGTAAGCGTGAAGCTTGGACGTATGATAATTTGTTTAATACAACGAGTAAGAAATCTCTAAATAATTTTAGATATTTAGCAATAGGAAGAATATCAGACCCGAGGCTGAATAAACCGACAATAATTAAGTCCGGTATATTTTATAGAATGAACCAGTATGAAAAAGAGAACGACTATTTATTTTTTGGTATGGAAGGCTCTGAAACCTATAAAAAGCTGTCCGGTGTTTCATTCTCTACAGCTCAAAGAATTGTTTCTGAGTATAATGAATATAAACAAAGCATGGAACAAGCTAAAAAAGAATTATAATTAATATCGTGGAAGTGAGAAATTGCTTCCAATACATAAACAAAAGTAAAATATAAAAATGATATAAAAATCTTTAAATTCGCTTGACAAACTGAAAAATATCGAGTATAATGTATATGTAGTCAAACGGTAAGTAAGTAATAAGATTTAGTATCAAAATAAATATATTTGGGATTAGTATAATGAGAAGTACATCAGCCTTTGACACTGATAGTTTCGGGGCAGAGCCGAAATCCCAAACCAAATGTTAGTTTTATTCTGGTATAACCTCCCTACGGTTTCTCTGACTTCCGTATAAAAAGTCAGAAATAAGCACCATTAGTTCAATAGTAGAACAAACGACTTTTAATCGTTAAACATCGGGGCAGAACCGATATGGTGTACCATTGGTGGTTGATTGATACTGTCAAGGTATCTTCAATCTAATACATATTTTGTCTGATGCTCTGCAAAGCTCAGACATACCTGTAAAAGATACTGCAATATCTTTTATAAGTATTTCATTAAAATATGTATTAAGTGTCTGAACAGTAATAACAAGTCGTATTCTGTTGGCACTAAAAATCGAATATGAGGTTTCATATTAACAAATAGCGACTTTGAGCGGATGAAAAACCTGCTAAGTGGTTTAAATATCTCCCAATAGTCCAATCGGCAGAGACACAGAACTTAAAATTCTGACAGTGTGGATTCGAGTTCCACTTGGGAGACCAAATCCGAAATTGGAGAAAACAGCAACATTAGGGTTGTTTGTAGAACAAGAGTAGGCGAGTAGTTCACGAAACGAATAGCAACTTTGTGGTTTTAGCGGATGAGGATAACTTTAGAATGAACCGCCCAAAAGTCTGTGAGGATAATCAGACACTCATCTGCTACCGTGGTGGAAATGGCATACACAAGAGACTTAAAATCTCTCGGAGAAATCCTTGCCTGTTCAAATCGGGTCGGTAGCACCACAACAGATAAAACATTGTATTTCAGGTGATTATTATCTTGTTTTTCTTATTAAAATTTTCAAGGTGCATGATTGCATCACCTGCGTCCTTTCCGCAACGTTTTATCTGTTATTTTTGCGGAACGCCTGATGCCAAAGCTGAGATGTGAGGTACAAGTAACATCGAAGCTAAGGCTGATAACTATGCTAAAAGTTATGTTGCAACACATAGTCATTGTGATGTATGCGTGGAAGAAAAAGTTTTGAATGCGGAGGAATTATAATGGAAAAGGAAAAAGATATTAGCGTACTGCGACCCTATGTTTGCATTGAGGAGCGTGACGGTTTTAATAAGCAAACCGTCAAGAACCGTATTTACTGGGTAGATGAAACTTCAATTTTTGAAGATGAAGATACAAAGTATGGTGTAGTTTATAGGGATGCTGAAATGAAAACAGAAATCGGGGTACTGAACATGGCAAGGTTCAGAGCTTACATCGATTATCTCAGTTATTATGATTCAATATCCCGTTATATAAATGCTGAAGAGGGTGTTCTTTTAAAGGATGTTATAGTGGCTTATGCAAGAGCTTGCAAACGTAATGTATATCACCAAACGTTGTTCAAGCTTATGAAGTATGCGACAGACCATAACTATAATAAACCCGAGTATTACAACAAGGAATTCCTTGTAAAGTCTATGTCATTTCAGGAAGCTGTTCAGAGTGGTGACATTGCAAAGGAGATGGACTATCAGGAATATCTTGGGTACTCGTTAATTCCTGTAACGAACTGAGGTGTTAATATGAAACTTAAATTTCATTAAATATAGGGAGATGTTAAGATATGAGCAAAATTGAAATAGATAAAGATAAATTTACTTCAAAATTAGGCGAGATAATAGTAGCTTGTCCCACAATAGAATATTTGGTTTGTCTTGGAAAAATATCAGCCTTGTTATTAAACATTTCAGAAAATGACTTTTATGTAATGTTTGACAAAGAAATAAAGGATTGGCAAGAACATCTCCGTTCTAATAAAACAACATTGCGTATAATGAATGACAGAGGGCAAATAAAAGCAACTATTAACATTGATAAAACAAATATAACTGTTGATAATGCGTATATTGATAATGTAAATAGCGATTCAGATGGCACTACATTATATAATATTATAATTCCTGTGGATTTTGAGAGTTTATCAGAAGTTTCAAATGATAATATTTTTGAAGAACTTAAAAATAGATTGAATGATTAAAATGAGGAGATAATAATATGAATGTTAAAAGATATAATTGCTCTAATACATTAGATTATGGACATGAATTGCAGAGAATGTGTTCCTCAATTAATGACTGTTGGATGTGTCCGATTCATCATGACAGTGGAGTATGTAAGAGTAAAATTTCATCGGAATCTATTTCAGCGGTTCAGAATTGGTCAGATACACACCCCGAAACCGATGAATGTTTTGAAATAAGAAAGCCCAGAAAATTGACAGAAAAAGAGGTATATATCCTCAAAGGTTTTAAAGCTATGGGGTATGAATATATCGCAGTGGATATGACACAGAATGTTTATGGGTTTAAGACAGCCCCTGCTAAATATGGTTATTCTTGGTACAGCAGTGATGATTCACAGTATATGTGTAATATTGCTTATTTTTTCAGAGGTGTAATATCTGATGGCGATAAAAAAGCTACAAGCATAGATTGGTTATTGAGAGGTGATGAATAATAATGAAAAATATCAATGCTGTAACTATTGGAAATCTAATATCTGCTCATTATGAAGGTAATAATGAAAAATTCGATAACTATGTTCATTTTATTATCGAGGCATATGAAGAACAAGGTGAACATCGAAAGGCAGATATCATTAGAAAAAGAGTAGATGGTTCTTATAAGAATTTCCCAAAAGTTGTTTTGGATTAAATAAGGATAAGGAAGACTAATAATGACTAAATTAGTGAAAACAATACAAGTCAAACCGGCAATATCATTTACTGTTCTTGCTGGTGAGGATACAAATAAAGCAATAGATAGATTTTTTGATTATTTGGATAAGTTTCCTACATTAGTTTCTTATTATAATGATACACATAATGAATTTTATACCGAAGAAAAGTGTGAAAGTCTAAATGTAAGTGATGTTATTCGCTGAAAGAGTTGAAAGAAAGGAGACATAAAAATGTATGATGAAATAGAAACCGAATTTCAAAATTTTCTTTTGGATATAACTAATGGAGTATTTACAAAAAACAAATATCTGGATACGTGGGATTATGAAGATGATTATTCTCATAAGACACTTAACGAAGCACAAGGAATATTATATATTAAAATATTTAACTGGCTGAAAGATAATAAACCAAATGAGTATGTGTTATTTTCTAACGAAGGTATTTGTGTTGTATCTATTTGGTATGCAAGAACTTATCTTTCACATTATGAAAAAAATATCGTAAAATAACATAATAAAATGATAGATTTACAATATAAGTGCAACACATGGAAAAAATAATGACACATAAAGCAACTCGTGTTATAATGGGAGTAACCACACAACC